TATTATATAATATATGTATAAGAGAGGGGAGAAAGAGTATGAAAGAAATGTTCCATAACATTAAGAATGGTGAATTGCCTGTGCCTGGTAGTAAGGTGTTTATCCGTCTCGATGAAGAGACTACTCGTAGATATGCTTATCCTGAAGCCTCTATTGTTTCTGTGCAGACTTGGCGTGATGGACATATCCATTTTATCGAAGATTCTGGCGAACAGTACATGGAGTTTTTCCCTCAGTATATCAAAGATTGGTGCTATCTTTCTGATCTGATGAAGTTACACTAAAGGAGGTATATAATGGATTTATTTTCACTACTTGAGAATCTCAAACTTGATCTTGAATGGGCAGAAGCTAATGAGTGGGTAGCTCCAATTTGTCTTGCTGACGATTTGCAAGAAACTATTAAAATCATTGAAAAGGAGATGGAAGAATAATGGCTACATATGCGTGCTCTGATTTGCACGGTAGATTGGATCTACTGAAGCAGATTCAGGATTTCTTACAACCCGATGATACGGTTTATTTTCTCGGCGATGCTGGAGATAGAGGCCCTGAGCCTTGGGAAACTATCAAAGCAGTCGCTCAGGATAAGCGTTTCATTTATCTAAAAGGCAACCATGAAGATATGCTGGTAAAAGCCATGGAAGATGAAGTGCGGAGAGAAGGATGCGGAGTACTTGGGAAAAACTTTGCTTTGCTTTCTCAAAATGGCGGTGGAGAAACTTTCCTTGACTGGCTTTTAGAGCCAATGAAAACTGAATGGTGGAATTATCTCAAGAAACTACCAACCTATAAGAAATATGTAAATGAACAGGGAATCACTATTCATCTCTGTCATGCTGGCTTTAATCCAATGCAGGATAATGCTATCCCTAATGACGACGATTTACTTTGGGATAGATGTCATTGGCACTCTAAGGAGCCTATTTTTGATGATAAAGAAATTTGCGTGCATGGCCATACTCCTATTCCATATCTGTTAAAACGAAATAATTGGAGCGATGAAATTCCAGATTGGGATGGTGGAGCTTGGTGGTATGCACAAGACCATAAAGTTGATTTGGATTGTGCAAGTTGGTATACTGGTTATACTGTATTGTTGGACTTAGACAGCTTTGATGAACATATCTTTAGTGCTACCGACGCAATTGACCTTTCTAAGAAGGAGGAATGGTGATGATTCCCGGACTGTATAAAGTTTTTAACGAAAGATGGAATGGATAGACAACTTGGGTATATTCAGATCCTCATTTTGGTGATAAAGAACTCGCCGCTGGAACTCCAGGTCGTCCTTCCGATGAAGAGCAGGTTAAACTTATCAATAGCAAAGTTGGTAAGAAAGATGTTCTGATTATCTTGGGAGACTGCGGCGACCAGGCTATGTGCGCCAAACTGCGTGGTTACAAGGTACTTATTATGGGGAACCATGACGCCGGTCGCAGTAATTATGAGCGCAGAAAAGTTTCCCGCAAGTTTCCTAAAGAAGTTTTTCAGAAGTCTGAGGCTCTTGATGAAATGAAGCGTGTCTATCCTGGTTGTCAGTATTTTATTACTGAGGGGTATGACTTCCATTCTCCTTTTGAGTATTGGGAAGTTTCCGCAGATAATAATCTCTTTGACGAGATCTATGAGGGGCCTCTCATGATTGGTGAAAAGCTCATTCTCTCTCATGAGCCTCTTCCTATGATGCCTTGGGTGTTTAATATTCATGGTCATGTCCATGATCGTCGTCATAAAAATGACGACAGGCATCTAAATGTTTGCTCTGACGCAATTAACTACAGCCCAGTCAATCTAAATAAGTTGATGAAGAATGGGCTTACTTCAAAAATCTACTCTGTACATCGACAGACTATTGATGTAGCTACGAAAAAGAAGGAAAAGAGGAAACGCAATGGATAATCTTATGGATTTAATATTCGGTATTGTTTACAACGACCATGATTCCGATCTCATTGGGCGCGATCAGGTTGATGATTATACTATCGACACTTGCCTGACCGCAGATCAAGGTTATGAAACCGCAGTTTGGGTAGCTGACCATAATATGGTTATTGTGGCACGTTATGCCACTAGAGAAGAAGCTGTACTGGGGCATTATGAGTGGGTTGATAGATGTAAAAGTCATCCCCGTTCTGCATATAGCGTTCAGTTTGAGTGCGATGTTTTATTTTAATATAAGGAGTTTATTATGATGGATGATTTTCTGGCTATTCTGGGAGCTATTGCTTTGATAATCGCAATCGTACTCGTTCTTCCCTTTATCTCTTTTTGGCTGTGCTATTTCGGAGGATGGGTGGCTTCTATTACCATTGGTAATATTCTCACCGATGGTCTAAATACTTTGTTCCAGACAACTTGGTTTACCAAAGATATGATTCCCCTTTGCGCCGGTACGCTCGGTTGGATTGGTAGCTATTTTAGGACCAGTAATCTCGGAAAGAGCAAGGATTAAAAGAAAAATCAAGGGAGTAAAAAGCTCCCTTGATTTTTTTATTATTTTATTATATAATATATGTATAAGAAAGGGGAAGATTGAAAATGCCTATTCATGATGAACTTGGGACTCGTATGAAAGCGTTCCTAAGACTAAGCTAATGCGTCGTACACCGGTTGCAATTCGCATTGACGGTAAAGCTTTCCACACCTTTACCCGCGGTTTCAGCAAGCCTTTTGACGATGTGCTGATTAGTGCGATGCAAGATACTATGAAATATCTCTGTAAAAACATTCAAGGGTGCGTGTTAGGGTATACGCAAAGTGATGAAATCACTCTTATCCTTGTTGACTACAAGCGGCTCAATAGCTCTGCTTGGTTTGATTACGAAGTGCAGAAGATGTGCTCTATCGCTGCTTCTATGGCAACGATGGCTTTCAATAAAGCATTTAATGAAGGAGTCCGGCATAGAAATCTAGATTATTATGCCGCTCATGCGACTATGGATAACCCTTGCCCACAAGATGATTTGGGCCAGACTTATGCAGTAAAAGCACAAATGGGCGCCATGTTTGATGCTCGTTGCTTCAATATTCCCAAGGAAGAGGTCACCAACCTCGTCTATTGGCGTCAGTTAGACGCAACCCGCAATTCTATTCAAATGGTAGGCCAGGCTAATTTCTCTCATAAAGAACTCCAAGGTAAGTCTTGTGAGAAAATCAAAGAGATGCTAATCACGGAGAAAGGGATTTCTTGGGAAAACTTTCATCCTATGTATAAGCATGGCTCTTGTTGCATCAAGGTTACAACTGAGACCGATGGTGTAACTCGCTCTAGCTGGGAAATTGATAAAAGTATCCCGCTATTTGTCGGAGAAGGACGCGAGTATATCGAATCTCTAATCCAATGTCAGGAGGAATAACAATGGCTATCATTCAGCAGTTTATTGAACAGGAGGAAAAGTAAATGAAGCATCGTGACCACACTAATGGTTTGCTCGGTTATCACGACAGTGACAGATGTATATTTGATTTATGGTCACCTTATGATCCGCATCATCCTCATCTTGACCACGAGAGAGACGATTGTGCGCAGGAAAATCGAGCTTTTTCTCCTTTTGTAGAGCATCAGCAAGACCTTGAGGATGCTGTTAATATCCTAGTTGAAGCGAGAATGAATGGCGAAGAGAACTGCTCCGTTGAATTTGAAACCGAGGTATCTGATGAAGACATTGCTTGGGTGATGGCTGAAGTTGAACGGAGGTTAAGATAATGATAAAACTATTTGAAAAGATTCGCCACTACTTCTCCAGAGAATCTTGTTACACCGAGATGGAAAAATGCGGCTATGCTACTATGGGATGCTGTTGTGGTAGAGCTGGTGGAACATGGGCAACAGATTATTTATCAGAAGCTTGTCTTGATTGTAAACATTTAGTCCTCGATACAAAACCACTAGATGGAGGTGTAAAGGATGACAACTGAACTGAAAGTCATGGTTGGGGTGCCCGGTAGCGGAAAATCTACTTGGGTGAAGCAAGAGGTAGCCCGAATCGAAGAAGAACATCGCACTACTTGCGTAGTTTCCAGAGATTTCGTGCGGCAGTCCATCTTGACCGATCGTGATAGCTACTTTGACAAAGAAGTTGAAGTATTCGACGAATTTGTCCGACAGATTAACGAAGCTATGGAACTTGGTATTGATGTTGTGTTTGCGGATGCGACTCATATTAGCCCCGCTTCTCGCGCAAAGCTCCTTGGTCGGTTGATCGCAGATCCGCATACCAAATTGACCTTTGAAGTCATTGATGTTCCTGTCGAAACCGCTCTTGAGCGTAATGCTCAGCGGACTGGCGTTGCCAGAATCCCCGATTCCGCAATTAAGAAGATGAAGAAGGGATTTTCTATTCCTACTGAAAAAGAGTTTCCTAAAACCAATTGGGGATTTTCTAATATCGAGGTGCGTGTGCACCATTAAGAGAGGGTGATAAAATGAATATTTGGATTTCTAGCGACTATCACTTCAATCACGATAAGGAGTTCATCTGGAAAGCCCGTGGTTTTGAAAGCGTTGAAGAGATGAATGAAACTATCGTAAAGAAGAATAATGAGTGTGTGGCACCGGAAGATACACTTGTTATCTGCGGCGACCTCATGCTTGGCGGAGCTGATAAGCTTGAGGAAGGGATTGCTTTGCTCAATCGCATGAATGGTCGTAAACTCGTGGTTGGTGGTAACCATGATACTGCTAACCGCAGAGAAGCCTATCTTAGGGCTGGTATTCCCGTGTTTGACGCTTATGCTTTCACTTACCGCAAGTATCATTTCTATGCTTCTCATTATCCTACTTTAACCGGTAATCTTGAGAAAGAGTCACTTAAGCAGGTGACTTGCAATCTCTTTGGTCATACCCATCAGACAAGCAATTTCTACAATGAAATTCCATTTATGTACCATGTAGGAGTTGACTCTCATGAGTGTTATCCGGTTCTCCTTGATGATGTTATCAAGGAAATGAATGAGAAGGTTGAGGAGTGCAAGGCTCAGCTGTAGATTGAAGAGTCAAGCCCTATCATAAGATGTAATAAATGTATATATACCTATCCTAATTGTGGCTGTATCCCTGGGTTTTGTAAATCTTATAAGCGAGATCCTCCCGATGGAGGTTATTACGGTTAACTAAATAATTTAATATAAAGGAAAGAAAGATATGCTTATTTTTGCCATTTTCCTCGTTCTGATTGCACTTACTGCTTTCATTACCTGCTCTATTGTTTGCGGCGCCGCCAAGAAGAAGGCGGCTGAAACCAAGGACGATTGGGAATGTCGTTCGTATACAAAGGTTGTCAAATCTGTCACGCGTGTAAAATGGATTGCCACGATTGGTGCGCTCGTTATCTTGATTATCGTGCTAGTAATCGGCGGCATCCGCGTTGTTGACGAAACTGAGGTTGGTGTTGTAAAGACCTTTGGTGAAATCTCTGGCACTGTTGATTCTGGCCTTAATTTTATCAATCCTTTGACGCAGAAAGTTACTATGTATGACCTTCGTGTTCATGTCCGTGAGTCTTCTTTTGCTTCCTATACTAAGGATGCCCAGCCCCTCACTGCTGCGATTGAATATCAGTACGCACTAAATCCTGCTTTTGCTGAAGACGTGGCGCGTGAGTATGGCTCATATGAGATTCTGGAAACCAAACTCAGTAACATTGTTGAAGAAAGAGCCAAGATTGTATTTGCTCATTACAGTGCTATGCCCCTCCTTGAGAATCGTTCAAATCTCTCTACTGAAGTTGCCGAGGAAGTTAAGACCATTGAGAACCTATTCCATGTAACTTTTACCTCTGTTGTAGTCAAGGATATTGATTTCTCTGATGCTTTTGAGGCTTCTGTCGAAGCTAAGATGACCGCGGAGCAGGCTGCTCTAAAGGCCGAGCAGGATAAGAAAACTGCTATCATCCAGGCTGAGCAGAAGAAGGAAGTTGCCGCCATTACTGCTGAAGCCGCTATCGCGCAGGCTAAGGGTGAAGCCGAGGCTCTGGAAATTACTCGTCAGGCTCTGCAGAATATGCCTGACACTTGGGTTCAGCAACTTTGGATTGAGAAGTGGGATGGCAAGCTGCCTACCACACAGGCGGGTTCAGACGCCGCGATTATTGTAAATCCCAATATGGGTAACTAAAACTAGTCCCTAGCTCAATTGAGCTAGGGGTTTTTCTCGTTTATCCCGTCTGTCTCCGAGTTTCCGCGCGTATAGGCCCAGCAAATTTTTCGGAGAAATAGGGCAAATTTGATTTATCTATAAAATTTTGCTATCATATAGATAAAGAATTAAATAAGGAGAACAAAACTATATGAATTTGGTTAAAGCTATATATAAAGCTCCTGTGATTATGAAAGATTATTGGGAAGAGGCAGGTATCACCAATGTAAAGATTTGCTATCAAGGGCATACTTTTCATGGCGCTGCTGTACTAAGCAAGGGTGATGAAGGTTTCTACTCTAAGAAAGTTGGATATAATATTGCTCTATCAAAAGCAAGAATTGAAGCCCTTGAATATTTTTATAAGCAAGAGAGAGATAAGTTTAATGTCCGCAATCAGTTTTATCAAGAGGTATTAGGTCTTGGGGTTAAAACTCCTGCGGAAGTAGACCCATTGGGTGCTTTTAATCGAAATATGATGCGCTGCAAATATAGAGCCGCCGCGCTTAAAGAGGCTCTTGATAAAGAGAAAGATATGTTACATAAATATATTCTTGGTCAAGATAAAGCTATTGAATCTGTCAAACGCTTTAGACAGAAGGCCGATAATAATTAACAAACTTCTCTTATTTATTATAATAACATAAGAGGTGGTTTTATTGGTAAATATTTTAATTGGAGTTCTCCTTATCACAGTAGGTGCCACCTTACTCAATAGTATTAGTGAAATTATAAGTGCTATTACAGAACTTATTAAAGCTAATATAAACGAAAGGATTGTTCGTCACAATGTTGCGATTAATAAACTTAGTGAAGGAGAAACTCAATCTAAGGCAATCGGATTTGCCACTACATACGAAGAGGAAGATGAACATGAACTATGATGTACGGTTTCCAACAGATAGATACTTCTACGATACTTGCTCCCTTTTGTTGGCCGGAGAAAGTCTATTTGAGCAGGATAAGAAGCCCTTCTTAGTTTCTTCAATTACGCTAAAAGAATTAGAGAGAATTAAGACAGCTTCAAACAAGGATGCTGACATCAAGTATTCGGCTCGTCTATTGCTTCATTTATTTGAAGAATATCCAGATAAGTATGAAGTAATCCCGCACAAAGTAGACAATGAGTTCGTAATTAAAGAAGCTGGTTTCGATGTTACTGATGATATTCGCATCTTGTCTGATGCCATTGCGTGCGACAAAGAAAAAGATATTGTCTTTGTAACTAACGATTTAAGTCTAAAACATATCGCTAATTGCTTCTTTGGTAATGGAATGATTGAAAGCGTTCCAGAAGAAATAGACGATTATACTGGCTATCTTGAAGTTACTTATAGCGACGAAGCTCTAGCAGAGTTCTACCAGAACCCGAACGATAATTCCTTTAATCTATTACCAGGACAGTATCTTATCCTGAAAAATAGTAATGGAGAAATTGTTGATTTGCGGGTTTGGACAGGTGAAGAGTTCAGATACCTTTCTTCTAAGACTATTAACTCTAAATGGTTTGGTAAGATTTCTCCATACTCTGGAGATATTTATCAGAAGATGCTATTTGATAGTTTGCGTAATAACAAGCTAACTCTTGTTAAAGGTCCAGCTGGTAGCGGAAAGACTTTCGTTTCTCTGGCTTACTTAATGGCAAAAATGGAAGCCCATGAACTAGATAAAATTATTATCTTCTGCAATACTGTTGCTACTGCTAACTCTGCTCGTCTCGGATATTATCCGGGAACAAAAGACGAAAAGCTACTTGACTCTCAGATTGGCAACTTGCTAAGTAGTAAGTTTGGCGGTCGAGAGGAAGTTGAGAGACTAATCGCAGAAGGTAAACTAGTTTTACTACCATTCTCTGATATTCGTGGTTATGATACGTCTGGTATGAACGCAGGTATCTATATTTCTGAAGCTCAGAACCTTGACCGCACACTGATGAAACTCGCTCTACAGCGTGTTGGCGAAGATTGTATTTGTATTATTGATGGTGATGAAAAAACTCAGGTTGATGATATTCACTTCTCTGGCGCAAATAACGGTATGCGGAGGGTATCAAAAGTATTCAGAGGTAAGAATATTTATGGAGAGGTAACTCTTAAGAATATCTATCGTAGTGAGATTGCGTCTATCGCTGATAAAATTTAATAACAAGGTCGAGGGAGAAATCCCTCGACCTATTTTTATACCCTAATTGGAGGTGAGGCTATTGGCAGATAATGCTCAAGTTATTTGGGATTATCTCAAATCAAAAGGATTAAGTAACTGCGGCGCCGCAGGTCTAATGGGGAATCTATTCGCGGAAAGTGGACTTATTCCAACTAACTTATAGAACTCATATGAGAGCAAGTTAGGAATGAACGATGCCTCGTATACTGTGGCTGTTGATAATGGCTCCTATACCAATTTCACGCATGATTCTGCGGGATATGGTTTAGCTCAATGGACATATTGGAGCCGCAAGCAAGGTCTATTTTAGCTGTGCAAAAGTCGAGGAAAGTCTATTGGTGACTTGAACACTCAACTAGATTTTTTATATCAGGAACTAACTACAAGTTATTCCTAGCTATTAAAAATCTTGAAGACTACCTCATCTGTTGAAGAAGCATCTAATTTAGTGGTTACTCAATTTGAAAGACCGGCAGATCAAAGCTCTGATGCACTAAAACAACGTGCTTTATATAGTCAACGTTACTTCAATACTTATTCAACGCAAAAGGAGGAAATGGCTAAGATGAAATATTCAAACGCCAATCAACCATTGGTTTGCATGATGACCAATAGTACCTGTTATAAGCAAACCCGTAAAATGGATATTAAAGGTGTACTCTGGCATAGTACAGGCGCCAATAATAAAACTATTAAACGTTATGTCCAACCATCTGAGAATGATAAAAATTGTCAATCTCTGATTGCTAAAATCGGTAAAAATACCAGTAGAACCGATTGGAATCATAGCTCATAGCAAGCGGGCGTAAACGCTTGGATTGGTGCTCTTGCTGATGGAAGCGTAGCCGCGGTACAAACGTTGCCTTGGAATTATAGGCCTTGGGGCTGCGGCTCAGGCTCTAAAGGTAGTTGTAACACTGGATGGATTCAATTTGAAATTTGCGAAGACAATCTAAGTGATCCCAACTACTTCGCTAAAGTTTACAAAGAAGCTTGCGAATTGACAGCTTATTTATGTAAAACATATAATATCAATCCAAATGGTTTTGTAAATGTAAATGGTGTAACAGTCCCAACTATTCTTTGTCATTAGGATAGTTATCAGTTGGGTCTCGGCAGTAATCATGCCGATGTATACCACTGGTTCAAGAAATATGGAAAAGATATGGCAACTGTCCGCAAAGATGTTGCTGCTTTAATGCAGTCTAAAGTTATCGAGGAGGATGATGAAGACATGACTCAAGAGAAATTCAACGAAATGATGAATGTATATTTAAGCCAGCTCGCTGCTCAACCAGTTACTTGGGAACAAGATGCGATGACTTGGGCACAAGCTAATGGCTTAATCAATGGCAATGAAAAGGGCCAATTAATGCCAAAGCGTTTTATGACTCGTGGTGAATTTGCAGCCGTTCTAAAACGTTATGCTGAAAAGAGTGGTCAATAATGACTCGTCAAACAAGAGGGAAAAGAAGACACAACTAGAAGAGAGAATTTTCTAAACAACTTATTTGCGATATTCGCTCTTTATTGTGGATTGTAACTATCTCTGGTATTGCTCTTGCTTTCTATTGCGTACATCTCGGTTATTTAGGCACTCTTCCATGGATTAGTGCATTAGTAGGATTACCATGGTCTGCGCATGGTATTGTTTGTTCTTTTTACTTAAATATGAGTAAATCTGATCACCGCAAGGGTGGAATTACCTATGATTTAGCTATGTGTGAGCAACAATAGCAGCAAATAATCGAGGATGAGGCAACCATCTAATATTGAAGGCTTAGTAGATTTAATGATCTACTAAGCCTTTTCTTATTTTAAGCTTGATTTTTTATAAAATATATGGTATTATATATTCAGAAATAAAAAAGGAGAACTTAAAAATAAATGAAGTATTTGAGGTATAGCGAATGATAGTGATATACACAGACGGCTCAACCTTAAAGAATGGCGCGAAAGACGCAAAAGGTGGTTTTGGAGTTGTAGTTTGCGAAGCGGAACCGCATCAAGATCCGTCAACCTATAAAGTTATCGCGGCATATTCTGAACGCGCAGACGGGACAACAAACAATAGAATGGAAATGTCTGCAATTTTGTGGGCATTAACTCATTATGGTGCGAAAGACGGCGATTTCTTTACTCCTATTGTTTATAGTGATTCTATGTATTGTGTCAACAGTTTCACTAATTGGATTAAGAATTGGAAGGCGAATGGCTGGGTCCGTGCCGGCAATAAACCTTTAGAGAATAAGGACTTAATTCTCGAATACGATAGATTAACAACTAAAGAAGGATTACGAGTTGATTTAAGATATGTAAAAGGACATAATGGAACGCTGTTTAATGAGCTTGCTGACCAATTAGCAACAGGCAAGATTACAGAACAGCAAGTATTAGATATGTATGGAGGTTAAATATGGGAAAACTATATGACGAGAAATCAATCGAGTCACTTTCTCCATTAGAGTTTACAAGACTGCGGCCGGGCGTTTACGTCGGTAGCACTGAGTATTCTACTCAGCTATTGATTGAGATTGTATCTAACGCGGTCGATGAATTTAAAGCAGGTCATGGTAATAAGATTATTGTTACCATTAAGAATGATAATACGATTATCGTAGAAGATAACGGCCAGGGATTTATTCCTAATGCTAAACGCGACGATGGTAAGACTGTACTTGAAGCATCCTTTAGTGTGTTGAATACTTCTGGTAAGTATTCTGACGATGGCGTTTATGAGGGTACTGCTCTTGGTTTGAATGGTATTGGTAGTAAGTTAACCACTTATCTGTCTCATTGGCTTGAGGTAATTACTCATCGAGATGGTAAGTACGAGCATATCTGGTTCAAGGAAGGTATCTTTGATAAGCGAGACGTCGGTGCATGGGCTAATAAGGATCATCCTTCTGGTACTTTAGTCCAGTGGCAACCTAATGAAGAGTTCTTCACGCATCCAGAAGTAGATATGCCAGTTATTATCAATCTTTTCAAGGTAATTGCGTGCCTGTGCCCCGGTTTGACTATCGAGTTGAATAGAGAGGGGCAGCCGCAGGTTATCTTCGCTTCTAAGAATGGTCTTATGGACTTAGTAGATGAAGCAGTTAAAGGCAAGGAAATCTTGAAGAACCGCTTAAACTTCAATTTTTCTGATGGCAAGAACAAGCTGGATTTAGTTCTGACCTATACAAATGCTTATTCTGCAACCATTGTTCCTTATGTAAATACTGGTCTTACAGATTCAGGTCCGCATATTACGCAAATTAAGACCATTCTCACAAGAGAAATGAATAAGTTCTTCCGTGAAAAAGGGTGGCTAAAAGATAAGGATGAAAACCTTACTGGTGAGGACTGCCAGGAAGGTATGTATATTGCCTTCAATGTGACCGCTCCAGGCGTCGCGTATGATGCTCAGACCAAGAGTAGAGTTGTTAAGCTGGATATGAAACCTTTTACCGCGGCGATTGCTGAGGAACTCCAGTATTGGTTTGCCGCAAACGAAAAAGATATTAAGGGAATTGCGGATAAGGCGCTTAACGCTCGTAAGGCGAGAGAAGCCGCTCGTAAGGCAAGAGATGCTGCTCGTGGCGTGAAAGCAAAAAAGGAAACTGGCCTTAAGGCGAAAATGCAAATCAGTAATAAGTTTATTGATTGCACGAATAAGAATCCTAAAAATCGTAACCTTCTTCTTGTAGAGGGCTTGTCTGCAGGCGCATCTGCGGTGGAGGCCCGCAATCCTAAGACTGACTGCATCTATATGTTGCGAGGAAAGATTGTCTCTCCGCTGAAAACTGCGGTAGACAAGATTCTTGCGAATCAAGAGATGTCAGATATTGTGCGTGTAATTGGCGCTGGATTTGATTCTTCTTTTGATGTCAACAAGATGAATTTTGACAAGATTGTTATTACTTCCGATGCAGATAGTGATGGCGCAGACATTGAGCTTCTGCTTATCACTTTCTTCTATACCTATATGCGGCCTCTTGTGGAAGCGGGTAAACTATACAGGGCTGTAACTCCATTGTATATTATTCGTCAAAAGGGAAAAGAGTATTACTGTTATTCTGAAGATGAATTAACAGAGTGGAAGAATAGTCATAACGGCTCGTATGATTTACTACGTGCTAAGGGCCTTGGCGAGTTGAATCCTGAAGATTTGCAGAAGGTCTGCTTTATGAATGAGAGATATAAGCGTATTTCTATCTCTGACGCAGAGAAAACCACAGAATTACTCAATATTTTGATGGGCAGCGCAGTTGAACCGCGCAAGCAGTATATCTACGATAATGCTAACGAACTCGGTTTCAATTTTGAGTAATAAGGAGTGATTTTTTATGATAGGTTATATCTATATAATTAAAACTCCTTATAGCAATAAAGTGTATATAGGACAAACTTGTAGAGACATTCAATAGCGTTTTAAGGAACATAAAACTAAAGATATAGATACAAAATTAGCACAAGCCTTTAACAAATATGGTTTAGATAACTTTACGTGCGAACTTGTAGAAACTTTAGTCAATCCATCGGAAAAGCAACTCAATGAAAGAGAAATTTACTGGATACAACATTATAATTCTTATAAGCAAGGATATAATATGACTCCAGGCGGTTTTAATATGGATAGTGCAATTGAAGCTATTAAGAAACCCGTAGAAAAACGAGATAAAGATACTTTTGAGTTATTATAGACTTATAAATCTGTAAGCGATGCTGCGAGAGATATAGATGAAATGCGCTATGAATCAATTCGTAAAAATATCTGCAAATGTTGTGCTAAAGATAAACAAGTCCATGAAGTTTACGGTTTTCGATGGAATTATGTAGGTGAAGATATAGATACAATAAAACGAGGAGAAAAGCGTAAAAAATCAGTATATATGTGTGATAAAATAACACATAATATACTCCAAAAATTTGATAGTGCAAAAGACGCTGGGAATTATTTGCATAAAATTAATGGTAGTCAAATTACCGCTTGCTGTCGTGGACGTATCAAATCTGCCTATGGTTATTTTTGGCAATATGTAGAGGAGAAAAGTAATGAGCAATAATTTAATTAGTGAAGTAGATATTTTAGATGAAGCAAAGGATTGCTTTTTAATATATAGTGAAGAAGTTCTAACCGATCGTGCGATTCCTGCCGCGGAAGATGGTCTCCTTAGTGCTCAGCGAAAGATTCTTTGGACAATGGAAGATTATCTAAAGATGGATAACAAGAGTAAAACTAAAAAGTGTAATGCTATTATTGGTTCTACGCTGGCAACCTCTTACTTCCATGGCGATATTGCTTGCTATGGTGTTCTGCGGAAGATGGCTCAGGAGTTCCTCATGCGCTATCCTCTTGTAACTGGTCAAGGACAGCTTGGCACACAGGAAAATAACGATATGTTCTCATCTTCTCGTTATACTGAGGCTAAACCTTCTAAGTTTACCGACTTGATGATGAATGACTTTAGTAAGAATGTCGTTCCTACTAAAGAAACTTACAATGGTGAGTTCCAAGAACCTATCGTTCTTCCCTCACTATTCCCCAACGCGATCTGTAACGGTCGTCAGGCAATCGGCATTTCTATGGCACATAACTCTGCCCCACACAATCTGACAGAGGTATGTAATGCTGCTATTGCTCTAATTGAGAAGGGCGAACTAACTATTGATGAAGTATTGTCTTATATCCCAGGTCCAGATTTCCCTCTCGGTGGCACAGTTCTTAACATTAAGGATGTGCGGACAGCTTTTGCGTCCGGTAAGTCTAATACCTCTCTGAAAATTCAGGGTGATTATGAGATTGATGGACAGGATATCGTCTTCACCAGTATTCCTTATCGTACCTATCGCAATAAGATTAAAGAGCAGATTGAGAAGAATATCGAGGTTCTAAGTGAGCTGATTGATGACTTTGATGATGAGTCTAACATCGGTCAGAACAAGTTGGTATTCCATGTAAAAGATGGAGTATCTGTATCTAAAGCATTGAATAAGTTATTCCTGCTGACAGATTTACAGTCTACTTTATCCTATAACATGAACTATATTGTCAATGGTACACCTAAGCTCTGTTCTATGGTTGACTTACTTCATGCGTATGTTGACCATCAAGAAGAAGTCCTCGTCAACGCTACCACTTTCGATAAAGAGAAAGCTGAAGCAAGAGCACATATCCTTGAGGGTCTGATTGCCGCTGTTGATAAGATTGATGAAGTAATTGCATTGATTAAACAATCCGCGGGACGGGCTGATGCGAGAATCAAGCTAATGGACTTCCTCTCTGTTGATGAAGTGCAAGCAAACGCAATTCTCGATATGAAGCTCGGCAAATTAACTCGTATTGATAAAGAAGAATTAGTCAATGAGTTAAAAGAAAAGAAAGAGTTTATTGCTAAGTGTATTGAAATCCTAACTGATAAAGAAGTAAGAAATAAAGTCTTAATCTCTAAGATTACTCAGCTAAGAGACACTTATGGCGATGCTCGTAGAACTAAGCTGCTTAATACAGACATTCCTAAGCAAGAGAAAGAAGTAGTCGTTGTTGAGCCGAAAGATTGCGTAGTTGTAGTAACTAAAAAGAATACTATTAAGCGTATTGATGCTAAGAATTTCAAAGCTCAAAAGCGTAATACTACTGGTGTTAAAACCGGTGATATTGTTCTCTTCTCGCAAAAAACTAATACACAAGATACCTTGATGGTATTCTCCTCTAAGGGCAAGATGTATCGTGTATTAGTGGATAATATTCCAGAAGGTACAAATGCGTCTAATGGAACGCCTATCTCCACTCTAATTGAGTTTGAGAATGGCGAGAAACCTATGGCATTTACAACAATGACCAGAGATACTGACAAGAAGTTTATCTTCTTTGCCACAAAGAATGGTACTATCAAGAAAGTTCCCCTTGATGAATATGATAAGATGAAGCGTACGGGTATTATCGCTATCAGTTTTAAAGATGGTGATGAACTTGCAGATGTTACATTTATCAATCAAGAGCAGATGTTATTGGTAACAAAGAATGGCATGGCTATTCGATTTGGAACCGCGGAAATGCCTATCTCTTCGCGCACAGCACAAGGTGTTAAGGGCATGAAACTAAATGATGGCGACAGTGTAATCGCAGCATTGCCGATCGTGGATCCCGCAGATTATCTTGCTATTGTTTCCAAAAATGGCTTGGGTAAGAAAATGCAGATTGATGAACTTACTTTGCAGAATCGTGGAGGCAAGGGATTACTCTGCTATAAGGGAGAAATCGCCGGAGCGGAGATTATCAAAGAAAGTGATAATCTCCTTATCAATGGCGACAAATCTTCTATTGTTATTAGTGGTAAAGACATTCCCACTCTTGGGCGAGTTTCCATGGGCAATATCATGCTGAAGAACAACGAACAAGTGATTTCTATTACGCAAGTATAAGAGAAAGAATGGGTATACCCATTCTTTCTCTTAGTTGACTTTTCTTTTTAATTATTATAATATATTTATATAAAGAAAGGGAATAACAATAAATGAGTTTTGATAAAGATAAGATACATGAATTATATCCTGAAGCAGAAAACTTAATGATTGAGCCAATGCTTATTTGGAAGTTGCCTGCGGGAAAGGAATCCATGCTCTCTGAAGTATGCTCTAATGGGGAATATTTCCTTGAGGAGAAAATTGATGGAGCATTTTATCAGTTTGTAAAAACTGAAAACCATTCTTATCTTTTTGGTCGCACAGTAAGTAAACTATCTGGTATCCTTACAGAAAAAAGTGACAATGTACCTCACTTAAAAGAGGCATTGAACTGCCTTCCCGCAGGAACAATTCTCATTGGAGAAATTTATGTTCCCGGTGGTACATCGAAAGATACTGTAAGTATTATGGGATGTTTGCCTGCTCTTGCTATCAAGAGACAAGAGAAAGAACCAATCCATTATTATGTGCATGATATTATTGCATATGATACGGTCAATCTTATTGACTCACCTGCGGATTTGCGCTATAAGATTCTTTCCGCTATCTGGAAGAAGCACAATCTTGACCAGTATAGTTTCTTAAGACTTGCTACTCGCGTCGATGAAGATATGGAAGCTGAAATCTCTCGTATCTTGAAATCTGGCGGCGAGGGTGCAGTTTTAAAGAAGAAGGATTATCCATACACTCCCGGTAAAAGACCTGCGTGGTCGACTATTAAAGTCAAGCAGATGGATTCTATTGATTTAATCTGCACTGGCTTTTGCGATGCTACAAAAGAGTATACTGGTAAAGAGTTAGCTACTTGGGAATACTGGGAAGAGACGCAACCTTCATTCTATGATTGCTTTGAGGAAGACCATTGCTTTGGTGGATGGTGCAATCCCCGCTTAGTTGAGGGTAATCTATATGAGAAGTATTTCAACAATCCTCCCGTTAATGGTTCTAAGTGGTTGGACGAAGCGGATAGATTTTATACTCCTGTAACTAAGCCTTATTATTTAGGCTGGAAAACCGCAATTAAGATTGGCGCATACAATGATAAGGGTGAATTAGTTGATTTAGGTACAGTTAGTTCTGGATTAACTGACGATAACAAAAGAGAAATGACTGAGAATCCCGATTTGTGGCTTGGTCATGTTGTAGCTCTTGATTGTATGCAAATTGATAAGAAAGAGCATACTTTGCGACATCCAGTATTCAAGTGTAAACGAGAAGATAAGGATGCTAAAGATTGCGTTATATCAGAAATTTTTTGTTGACTTAAAAAATATTTTCTGATATAATATATATGTAATTCAGAAAAGCAATAATAAAAGGACAGATTGTATGACCCGTAAACAGATGAAGCGGTTCGCAGATGAAATCTATAAATGCGAACTTATTCACCAAGATGAAAATTCCTCAAAAGAGGAAAAAGCCCACGCAGAAGACCGAATTATGCAGTTAACCAACTAGATTATGACTCTTCCTGATGGGATAAATGCTTTACTGGAAATTGATGCTTTAGTTGCATCGAGAATTAAATAATACATTTTAGAGGAGATTATTACAATGGCTATGAAGGAAAATACTCGTAAGGTTTTTGATTATCTAAAGGACAATACTGACAAGGATCTAACTGCCGCTGATGTGGCTGAAGCTCTTGGTCTTGAGAAGCGCCAGGTTGATGGTATTTTTACCTCTGCTCTGCAGCGCAAGGACTATGGTGTGCGTGAGCCCGCTGAGGTTGAGCTTGCCGATGGCTCCCATCAGAAAGTTAAGTATCTTCGCTTGACTGACAAGGGCTTGGCTTTCGATCCTGACGCCCAGGAGTAATAAATTAGATCGGTAAGAGGATTATGCCTCTTACCGATTTCTTTTACTTATGATTTATTATATATTATCAGGCTTGGTTATTCTTGCGTTAATAGGATATGTTTTATATCTCCGCAATAATCGGCTTTAGGTAGTATTGATAAATAAAGAAAGACAAGAAGAAAATAAGCGTATTGAACAAGATATTGCATTGAAATAGAGAGAATTAGCAAAAGTAAAAGAAGATATTGTATCACATAATGAAATTGTCAATTCTTTAAACGATACTGCGAATAAGTTGCGGGAAAGCGCTGAATAGCGAGCAGAAGAGAGCGCTAGAGTTCAATTTGAAAAGAAAAGTAAAGAGCTTGATGAGACATATCAAGCTAAAGAAAAATATCATTTAGCAGAACTTTAGTAGATAACTAATCAAATTTCACATTAGCAAGATAAACTCCATGAATTGGAAGCTAAATAGTTATCTTATATCTAGGCTTAGCAACGCCAAGAAGCCATTGCCGCAGATTAGGACTATTATCGTCTTGCTATTGATGAATTTAGTTTGAACGATATTACTCTATTGCGTGATTTGCAAATTCACTTTGTGAAAAAGGAAATCATTGATAAAGTAATATGGGAGACCTATTATCGTCCTGCATATGATATTCTTATGACGCATCTATTTGCCACTAATAAAGGTAAAGTATGCGGTATCTATAAGATTACTGATCTAACAACTGGTTAGGCTTATATTGGTTAGTCTGTTGATATTAAAGAGCGTTTTAGACAGCACATTAAAACCTCTTTAGCATACGGACCTGCGACTAATAAGTTATATTAGGCGATGCAAAAATCTGGTCAATATAATTTTATATTTGAGGTTTTGGAAGAAGTGCCTAGAGATTAGTTAAATGAACGAGAGACTTATTGGATTGAGTTCTATAAGACTAAAGAGCTAGGTATGAATGGAACTCGTGGAGGTTCATAATGTTTAAAGTGATTGCGAGTCGTGGCGCAGGCAAGACAACTAGCTTAATGCGCTATGCAAATGATTTAGCATATAAATATCCTGATAAGATGGTGCTCTTTGTTACTCAACATCCTCAACTGATGGTTAAAAAGTGCTTAGAGTTAACAAAAGAGCGTAGTCTACCGCAGAATTTAGGATTTATTAGCTATGGATATTTTCTAACAAAAGCGAGAGGTATGAAATGTATTGCTGTTATTGATGAACTAGATAGCTGGCTCGATCAATTTAACATTGTAGGATACACAAATACTGTGGGAGACGATAACTGAATGAATAAAGCAGACAACTATATGGTTGAAACAATCAATCTTATTCTTGATAATGGATATAAGGATATTAACCCAAGACCACACTATGCAGATGGTACTCCCGCGCATACTCTCTCTGTGAATCATAACTTCCGCACTTATGATTTGTCTAAAGGAGAATTTCCTATCTGTACCCTGCGGCCAATGGCTTGGAAAACTGGTATTAAAGAAATCTTCACTATCTATCAAAAGCCCACAAATGAAATTGCTAAGATGGAAGAAATGGGAGTTAATTGGTGGGGTGACTGGGATATTGGCGATGGTACGATTGGTCAACGTTATGGAGCAACAGTAAGTCGATATGATTTAATCAATAATTTGATTAAGGATATTGAAAATGATCCATATGGCCGCCGCAAGGTAGTTTCTTTATGGCAGGAAGCTGATCTTCGTGAAACCGCGGGATTGGCACCTTGTGCGTTTCTAACCATCTGGAATGTTCGTAGAGAATATCTTGATATGATGCTGGTTCAACGTAGCGGCGATATGCTTACCGCTTCTGGTCCCGGTGGTATCAATGAAATTCAGTATGCAGCGCTCTTGATGATGATTGCTCGTCATACTGGTTATAAACCTGGAGTATTTAGTCATGTAGTGGCTAATGAACAGATTTATGACCGTCATATGGATGCTGCACATGAAATGATTTCAAGATTTTTCAATAGTATGTTCTTTGGCGATGATGCTTGCAAGAATCCTGTATTGCATCTAAATCCTGAGAAAACTAATTTCTATGACATGACCATTGATGATTTTACGATAGAGAATTACTCTCCCATGAAACCGCAGTTAAAGTTGGAGTTGGGCATATGATTTCTGCTATTGTTGCGGTAGACGAGAATTGGGGGATTGGCTATCAAGGTCAACTATTAGAACATATCCCAGCTGATTTAAAACATTTTAAAGAGCTGACCCAATATAATGTTGTAGTAATGGGACGCAATACTTGGGAGAGTCTTCCTAAAAAGGATGCTCTGCCAAGGCTTCCAGACCGTATCAATATTATTGTTTCTAACTCAATGGTTTCAAATGGGGTGATTTCTATTCTTGGAGATCTAACTGTTGCAATGCCATTAGAGGAAACTCTTGATTACATTAAGGCTTGTGATATGGATATTTTTGTTATTGGTGGAGGACAGATTTACAGTGCTCTTCTCCCCTATTGCGATAGAGTTTATGTAACAAAAATCTATGCAAGTCATGATAATATTGACACCTTTTTCCCTAATCTCGATGAATCAAAAGAATGGAATGCTATTGAGGAAGACTCAATGGCCTCATATAACGACATCAAATATCAATTTTGGCGGTATGATAGGGTCAGTTGATTTTTCTTTAATTTTATGTTATTATATATGTATAAAAGGTAAGGAAATGGATTAAATGAATAATAAGTACAAAGCATTTACTGATTACTTCGACTGGCTAGTGCAGAATTGCAAGGAGCCAGTTGTACTTCCCGATGAAGTACAAGATGTCTATAATCTCCTCCTTGCACAGCAAGGTATGGAGAAACCCATGTTCACAGAAAGTGGACTTTCAATCCTTGAGTATTTACAGACTTGCGATGCTACGAGTTTGAAAGCAAAAGATATCGCAGATGGAATGGTTATTTCATCTCGCAAAGTATCTGGAGCTATTCGTAAACTCGTATCTGATGGGTTTGTAGATAAATATGGCCAGAATCCTGTCATTTATAGCTTGACGGAAAAGGGCAAAAATTTTGATATTAACGCTTATAAGGAGAATTTGAGAAATTTGGACAACGTTAATTAAATTTCTCATTAGGACTTTTATTTATAGTAGAGGTGATAATAATGAGTTGTGGTATTTATAAAATTACTAATACTATAAATAATAAGTCTTATATTGGTTAGAGCTGTAATATCGAAGAACGTTGGAAAAGACATAAGTATGCTAAAGATAACTTTGCTATTCATTTAGCTATATAGAAATATGGAATTGTTAATTTTTCATTCTCTATTTTAGAAGAATGCTCTAAAGAATAGCTAAATGATAAAGAAATTTATTGGATAGAATATTATAACTCTATTGAAGATGGATATAATATGATTCCTGGCGGCTCAAATGGAGCTGGTTATGCAAAAGGCATAAAAGTACAATAGTATAATTTAGATGGTTCTTTTATTAAAGAATATGAAAGTGCTTTATAGGCAGCAAATGAAACTTTAATTAACCACAGTGATATTTGTCGCTGTTGTCGTAAAGAGATTTCTCATGCTGGCAAATTTTAGTGGAAATATAGCAATTCTAACAAACAAATTTGTCCAATAAATATTGATAAACTCTCTATACAAAAAGAAATAAATCAATATGATTTACAAGGAAAACTCGTAAATACGTATCCTTCATTGGCTGAAGCCGAAAAAAAGACAGGTATAAGAAAATCTACCATTTGTAGTGTCTGTAAAGGTAAAGGTAAAACTGCTGGTGGTTATAGATGGTCTTATGCTGATAAATAGTTGGATATGGGTAAATAGAAAAGTGGTATTAAAAAGAAAGTATATCAATATGACAAAGATTTTACTTTAATAAAAATATTTGATAGTATAACAGAGGCTTCAAAAGTAACACAAATTACTTTATCTGGTATTAGTGAAACTTGCCGGGGAAAAAGAAAAACTGCTGGTGGATATATTTGGAGCTTTAAAGAGATTGAAAAGGAGAATAATAATGTCCAAGAAGATGAAAAATGAGTCTCACGTAGAAGGTTATATTTACGAGCACAAGCTGGAAATGAAGGAGAGCGGTCCTAACTCTAAGAATCCCGGTACTGAGTTTATTAGTGGTACTCTTAGCGTGGCAACTGATGACGAGATGCTCAATGTTGTGCAGGTGCATTTCACTTATGTAACTGCGGTGACCGCTAAGGGCAAGCCTAATAACACCTTTAATGTTCTGCAATCTATCATTGATGGCAAGATTGGTTCTGTAATGGAACACGGCAAAGAGAACGCAGGTAAGGTCCGTATTGATACTGCCATTGGTCTAAATGAGTGGTATGATAAGGATGGTAATCTGGTGTCTGTCCGTCGTAACGAGGGAGGTTTCGTACATCAGGTACAGGAACTGTGCGAGCCTAAGAGTCGTGCAACTTTCAACACTGATATGGTGATTACTAATGTCCGTCGTGTTGAGGCCGATGAAGAGAAGGAAACTCCCGAAAAGGTAATTGTTAAGGGTTGCGTGTTTGACTTCCGCAATGCTCTGCTCCCTGTTGAGTTTAGCGTTTATGAGCCATACGCTCCCGCAAAAGCTCTCGATTATTTCGAAAATCTCGGCGCTTCCTCTAGTTCTCCTGTCTTCACCAGAGTTCAGGGTATTCAGGTATCCAAAACTATTGTACGCAAGACCAAGGAAGAGAGCGCATTTGGTGAAGCTGTTGTAAAGGAAACTCGTACTTCTCAGCGTGACTTTGTGATTAACTGGGCACAGCCTGAGACTTATGAGTGGGATAGCGAAGATACTTTGTTGGCTTCTGAACTGGGTGAGATGATGACCGCTCGTGAGGTTCATCTTGCTGAGATTAAGAAGCGTCAGGACGAGTATCAGGCTTCTCGTGGTAACGCGGCTGCGGCCGGTGCTTCTAAAGCAACTGCGGCTCCCGCAAAGGGCGACTACAACTTCTAATTAAATAAGGGGTAGTTATCTACCCCTTTCATTTCCTCATTATAAATAAAATAATTAAAGGAGAAAGATAATTATGAGTTTGCTTGACCTTAAACCACATGAAGTATCAAGAGATTTAAGAGGATATTCCGTTTTATTCTATGGCACTCCTAAGTCTGGTAAGACTACGATTGCCAGTAAATTTCCCGGCGCGCTTCTTCTCGCTTTTGAGAAAGGTTATAACGCGTTGCCTGGTGTATATGCCCAGCCTATCAATAGCTGGGGCGAATTTAAGAAGCTCTTTACAGAGCTGAAAACTCCAGAAGTACAGGAAAAGTTCCAGACCATTGTTATTGACACCGCAGATATTGCTTACAGCTATTGCGAGAAGTATGTCTGCAATCGTGAAGGTGTTGATACCATCGCGGATCTATCCTATGGTAAGGGCTATTCCATGGTTGGTACCGAATTTGACGAGGCGATCCGCAAGATTCTTCAGTTGAATTATGGTCTGATTTTGATTTCCCACTCTACTGATAAGGTATTTAAGGATGAAGAGGGTAACGAGTATAACCAAATCGTTCCTACTCTTGATAAGAGAGGTCGTCTGATTTGCGAAAGAACTTGCGACATCATCGGTTATTCTACTTCCGTAAATACTGACGAGGGCGTTCAGACTCGTCTCTTCATGAGAGGTACTCCTCGTTATGTAGCGGGTTCTCGTTTCAAGTATATCCCAAACTCTATTGAGTTTACCTATGATAATCTGGTAAGCGCAATTGCGGAAGCTATCGACAAACAGGCAGAGGAAACTGGTGGTAAGTTTATTTCTAATGAAGCTACTCAGGTAGTTACAGAAGATGTAACTTATGATTTTGACCGACTAAATGCTCGTTTCCAAGAATTGGTTGGCGAATTGATGTCTGCTAATCAGTCTAATGCCGGTAAGATTACCGCTATTGTTGATAAGTATCTTGGTAGGGGAAAGAAAGTCGGAGAATGTACTCCTGAGCAAGCTGAACAAATCGACCTTATTGTTCATGACTTGGAGCTTCTAATTAAGGGCTAAGATTAAAGGAGAGTATTCTTGTATGAATACTCTCCTTTTGATTTTTTATTATAATTATGGTATAATAGTTATAGAAAATGTAAAGAAAGGAGCGTAATGATTATGGCAAAACATATGGTAAAGTGCTTATACTGCGGCCAGATGTTTGATGCTAATACCGAGCCTTTCGTAAAACCAAACGCAAGACGCTATGCTCATGTAGCTTGTGCGAGGACAGAAGAAGAAAATCAAACTCAAGAAGAAAAAGACAAGCGTGAATTAGAAGAATATATCAAGGAATTATTTGGAGTTAACACTATTCCAGTCAAAATTAGGAAACAGATGGATACCTTTAGAAAAGAAAAAAATTATAGCTATTCTGGAATGAGAAAAACGCTAAAATTTTTCTTTGAAGTTAAGGGTAATCCGATCGAAAAAGCTAACGGTGGTATCGGTATTATTCCTTGGGTATATGATAAAGCATTTGACTATTGGAGAGCTTTATGGGAAGCTCAAGAGCGCAATAAGGGAGTAGAAATTCAGAAGTATAATTTGCCTGTGCGGGAGATTCACATTGTTCCTCCTAAGAGAGAGCCAATGAAGCATACGCGGCAATTATTTACATTCTTAGACGAAGGAGAGGAAGATACATGAATAGTAGTTATGTTGATACTGCTGCTATCACACAGATTATCGGTTGTGTCTTCAATAATGCCGCGATTCTCGATGACACAGACAAGTATATGATCCACGAAGAGGATTTCGTAGAAGATTTCCACAAGATTGTATTCGGTAGTATGTATAATATTCATCTGACAGGTAGTCAGGTTAATATCGACGCTATTATTGACTATCTAGCCAATAGACCTAAGTTTGATGCAATCTTTAAGAAGAATAAAGGTGTTGAGTATCTATTAGAAGCTTCTCAAAATGCTCGACAAGACACTTTTAACTATTACTATGGTAGATTGAAAAAGTTCACTTTGTTAAGAGCTTATGATAGTTATGGAGTGGATGTAAGTGGATTGTATGACGCAGATAATCTTCTTGATACTAAGAAGCGTCAGCAACAAGAGGATTGGTTAGATGCAACTTCACTAATTGATATTGCAAATACGATTGATACCAAGATTGATGAAATCAAGAGTAAGTATATTGAAGATGATTTAGGTCTTGGGTATCAAGCGGGTGATGGTATCATGGAGTTAATCGAAGACCTTGAGAAGCATCCAGAGGTCGGTATTCCTCTCTATGGACCGCTTATCAATACAGTAACAAGAGGAGCAAGATTGCGGAAATATTACTTGCGGTCCGCAGCTACCGGTATCGGTAAAACGAGAAGTATGATTGCGGATGCCTGCAATTTTGCGTGTAATCGTATCTACCATGAACAGTTTGGTTGGATTAAGAATGGCGCGTCTCAACCAACACTCTTTATTGCCACAGAGCAGGATAAAGGTGAAGTTCAAACAATGATGTTGGCTTTTCTTTCTTGTGTAAATGAGGAGCATATTCTTAATGGTCAGTATCTTGAGGGAGAACGCGAGCGAGTCGTAGAGGCGGCGAAGATTATTAAAGATAGCCCTATCTGGATTGAGGAATTACCCGATTTCTCTTTGCAAGATGTTGAGAATAAGATTAAGAAGAATATTCGAGAACATGATGTTAAGTATGTCTTGTTCGACTATATTCAGACCTCTTTGAAAATCTTGGAGGAAATTACCAAGAAGACGGGCGGTATCCGCTTGAGAGAGGATAATATCTTGTTTATGCTTTCCGCAAGACTGAAAGATTTGGCAAATAAATATGGTATTTTTATCATGTCAGCAACTCAGCTGAATGGTGATTATAAAGATAGCGAAACTCCTGACCAGAACTTACTACGTGGTGCTAAGAGTATTGCCGACCGAGCTGACGTAGGTATGATTTTATTAGGTGTTTCAGAAGAAGATTTAGCAAAGCTAGAACCAATTCTTGAAGCAAACCCCAATCTTCAAAGACCGAACATTAAACTCTCTGTCTATAAGAACAGACGAGGCTCTTATAAGGGCGTGTTCTTATGGTGTACCGCGGATTTAGGTACTTGTCGCATTCATCCTCAGTTTTGTACCACTTGGCATCATGAAATGGTTGGTATTGAAGATATTAAGGTTATTGTAGATGATGGACCCAGCGCATGGGATAATAATTAAGGAGAAGATAATATGAAGAACTCTAAGGCTATTGATTATCAGATTACTAAGAAGCAGTTTGATGGTATCCTTTCTACTCGTAAGGATGATGAAGCAAAAAAGAACCCTTATCAGTATGTAATGGGTATCATCAATGAGAGTTATGGTCTACGTGGTACGGTAACTCATCTCGTTATTATTGAGTAATGTCTCGTTATTATGATAAAGACGAGCTAAAGGAGAAACTAGAACTAGAGCAGATTTATGACTTGGTAGAAGCTTGGGGAGGCGAGCCTGAGTACACAGATGGAGGGCTTATCTCCCAAACCATTTGTCACAATCTACCTGGCGAAGGTTCCCGCAAGCTTTATTATTACACTAATACTCGATTGTTTAGATGCTATACTGGCTGTATTGATCCTACTTTTGATATCTTTGATCTATGTATCAAGGTAATGAAAAATCAAAAGCAACTGAAATGGGAAATGTACGATGCTATGGATTATATAGCATCGTACTTTGGTTTTGATGGTATCGAAAAACAAGAGGAACAATCGGAGTTAAAAGACTGGGACATATTCAAGAAACACAACCTGCGGCTTCCAGAAAAGAAACCTACTGTTCAGCTAAAAGAATATGATCCAGTTATTCTTACTCGCTTTGCTTATCCACGAATCTCTCGGTGGGAACAAGAGGGAATTAGTGATGAAGTGAGTAAAAAGAATCTTATTGGCTACTATCCAGGCGGCGAGCAAATCACAATTCCGCATTTTGATATTGATAATCGTTTGATTGGTATTAGAGGTCGCTCTTTAGCGGCAGATGAAGCTGAGAGATATGGTAAATATAGACCTCTATTGATTGGTAAGCAATTATACAATCATCCATTAAGTATGAATCTGTATAACTTAAACAATAGCAAAGATAATATCGCTAAAATCCACGCGGCGATTATTTTTGAGAGCGAAAAGTCTTGTTTAATGTATCAATCATACTATGGGCATGAGAATGATATTTCTGTCGCTATTTGCGGAAGTAGCTTATCGAGCTATCAGGTTGATTTGTTGAAACAAGTTGGCGCGAGAGAAATTGTGATTGCTCTTGATAGACAGTTCCAAGAAATTAGCGATGATGAGTTTAAGCGATTAAAAGCTAAACTTATTCATTTTTATAATAAATATAATAACTCTATAAGAGTAACAGCTATATTCGATAAAGCTATGATTTCCCCTTATAAAGCTAGTCCTATTGATCAAGGGCCGCAAGTTTTTGAGAAGTTATTAGCCGAACGAATTATTCCAAAAGGTTAAGGAGGTAAATCATGGATTATTAGCTGATTAAGCCTATTCATGACGGCTACTCCGCTATTGAACAGGTGTTGACAAATAGAGGGATTAAATTTGAAGATATTGACCATTATCTTAATGTATCAGAATCAGATAATTTATCACCCCTTTTACTCAAAAATATTGAGAGTGCAGCTAAGATGATTTTTAATCAACTTAGTAAAGATAGTTTTCATATTCATGTGCAAGTAGATAGCGATTGCGATGGATATACTTCAGCAGCGTTATTATTGAATTATATCCATGCCGTATTTCCATCTGCTATATCACATATTTCATATAGTTTCCACGATGGCAAGATTCATGGTATTAACCCTGAGTTGATTCCACCAGAGACATCATTGGTCATTGCGCCAGATTCAAGTTCTAATGACTATGATATTCACAAGGCTCTTCATGATAAAGGTATTGAAGTTCTTGTATTGGATCACCATTAGGCTGAGAGAATTTCAGAATATGCCTGTGTCGTAAATAATCAGCTTTGTGATTATCCTACTAAGTCGCTTTCCGGTGTTGGTGTAGTTTATAAGCTATGTCAGTTTATTGATTCTCTGCTTCCCGCAGATCAACAGAAAGCGGATCAATTCTTGGATATAGTAGCTATTGGCTTAGTTGGAGATATGATGGATTTGAGAGATTTTGAAACACACTATCTGGTTCAAACTGGATTAAGCCGAATTCAAAATCCATTTATCAAAGGTATGGCGGAAAAGAACCATTATCAGTTAGGTGATCACCCTACTCCTATCGGGGTGGCTTTCTACATTGTGCCGCTTATTAACTCAATTACAAGAGTTGGAACGATGGCTGAAAAAACTCTATTATTTGAGTCGATGCTTAACTGGAAAGCTTTTGATTTAGTTCCTTCAACTAAGAGAGGATGCTCTGGTCAACAAGAGACAAGGTTGGAACAAAGTCTGCGGACTTGCACTAATGTCAAAAATCGGCAAACAAGAAATCAGGACGCCGCGGTTGAACAGGTTAAAGCAATCATCGAGGATAATAAACTTCTCGATCATAAGATTTTGTTAATTAAATTAGAACACCCTTCTTTTGATAGAGGTATCACTGGTTTAATTGCTAACAAACTTATGGCAGAATACCAGCGGCCTGTGGCATTGTTAGTGGAAGTAGAAGAAGATGGGAAAATCGCTTGGAGCGGTTCGGCACGTGGATATGAGAAATCTAAACTAAATGATTTCAGAGGCTTTTGTCGAGATAGCGGTTTAGTTTATCTTGCTGAAGGTCATCCTAATGCATTTGGTTTCGGTATCTTAGACGAGAATTTTGATGCCTTTCTCGAATATGCCGATAATGCACTCAAGGATATAGAATTTTCACCAAGTTATAAAGTGGATTTTATTCATTCTGTAAACAACTTTAATCCTAAAGAAATTCTTGAACTAGGTAACATGAAAAATCTTTGGGGTCAAAATGTTGATGAACCACTTATCGCGGTGGAAAATGTTGCAGTAACAAAAGACATGATTACACTCATGGCAAGAGATAGGAACCCCACGTTGAAGATCCAATTACCCAACGGAGTTACTTGCATCAAGTTTAAATCAAGCGAAGAGGAGCTGGATAGTTTGTTCAGCGAAAACGGTTGCGTGACTATTAATCTTGTGGGTAAGGCCGAAGTAAATAAATACTTCAATAGTGTAACACCACAACTTATTATCTAGAATTATGAGATTATAAATCGTCAGGAATATTATTTTTAATGATTGCGCGACCTCTTACTAAAGGAGGAACAATCAAATGAGTCGTTTTATTAAAGTTATCACAAGTTTAATCATTATATTGTCTTTATGCGGATGTGGCTATGGCCTAGTGGTCACTACTCAAGCCTATTCCGTGCCGTATAACGAAACTGTTAGTTATACTCTTGATGATATGGATACATTGGTTGAGCTTATTGCGGAACAAATCTCGAATATGAACGCCGCACATCAAATGGCTGAAGCTGCTAGATAGCTAGGCTATAGTGAAGACCATGACGTCATTGTATTAGCAAAACAAGAACACGCTGATGCAAATGCTTTGAGAATGAAATATCAAAGCGTATATGACCAACTCATGGAACATTGGCATCAAAAGGAAGAAGAGTACCCAACAGCTACTTATATATGGACCTACTTCAAAGATCTGGGCTACAGTAACCAAGTTTGTGCTGGCATTCTTGGTAATATAATGGCTGAAACTGGAGGTAACACATTAGATATTCAAGCCACGATTTCTGGTAACGGATATTATGGTATATGTCAATGGAATAAAGCCTACTCAAATGTATGGGGAGCCTCGTTAGAAGAGCAATGCGACTATCTGCGAGATACTATTGAGTACGAGTTCGATACATTCGGTTATGTTTATAAGAGAAACTTTGATTACAATAGTTTCTTAGATTTAACCGACATTAAAAGCGCTGCTCTGGCATTTGCTAAATGCTATGAGAGGTGCGGTTCTGGGAGCTATTATACGCGACAGCAAAATGCTATTGCTGCATATAATTACTTCATAAGTTAAAGTAAAGAATCGACGAACTGGCCGGAACCTAGACGGTCGTTCGTCGAAACTAAAACAGGGTTTACTATTTTTGGAAAGGAAAAGTGGTATGAATATTTTATATGTAGATTTAACTAGCATGAATACTTCGGAAGCAGTCTCACTATATGAGCAACTCTCCTATAAACTAGATGGTGATTTAATTATGCTACCGATGAATACTAGACTACTTTATGATGTAAAACTAGAAGATTTATATGACTTGAAAGCTAAAGTAGATGCAGTAATTAAGGAGAAGGAAAATGGAACTAACACGTAAACAAGAGGAAGGATTGAGAATCGCAGTAGAGCGATATCACCAGAATGAACCTTATACTGTGATTTCAGGTTACGCAGTTTGATAAAATCCTTGGACAAATCAAGTAAATTTATCTACATATATTTCTATATATTATAGAACATGATAGGTTACTATATATAGAAGGAATGATTTTTATGACAAATATATGCACAGTTTGTGGAAAAGAATTTGAAGCTATAAAATCCACAAAAAAATATTGTAGCGATACTTGTATGTATCAAGCTAGAAAGCAACGTAATCAAGAGAGAAAAATTACAGGAATTTCGGGTCTGAAAGAAAAAAAGTGCCCTATATGTGGAAAAACTTTTACCCCTAAAAATGCTGCGGCTAATTAGAGAAGTTGTTGTTATGATTGTATGCCAGAAGGAATTTAGCTAACAAGAGGGGCCTTTCTGGCTAAAATAAAATAGCAACGCGGAGGTCAATGTATAAGATGCGGTTATAGTAAATGTCTAAAAGCATTAGAATTTCATCATTTAGACCCATCACAAAAGGATTTTACTATAAGCAATGACCACTTTAAGTTACAAGAAGCGGTTGAAGAAAGTAAAAAATGTATATTATTATGTTCTAATTGCCATAAAGAATTGCATGATAATATGTGGACAATAGATGAATTAAATTTAGAAGAAAAGGAGGAAGTAAAACCCGATGGAATTAACTAAAAAGCAAGAAGAAGGTTTGAAAATTGCTGTAGCCAGATATCACGCAAATGAAAAATATACCGTGATCGCTGGCTACGCCTGAAAGCAGGAACAGGTAAATCAACTCTTATTAAGTTCATTATTTCTGCTCTAGATGTTAATCCCGAACGAGTAGCCTATATTGCTTATACTGGCAAAGCCGCACAAGTATTAAGAAATAAAGGTTGTCCAACTGCGATGACTGCACATCGACTACTCTACAAATCCTTACAACGAGCTGATGGCACTTTCATTCATATTCCGAGAGAATCGCTTAACTCTGATTGTGATATTGTCGTCGTAGATGAGGTATCTATGCTACCAAAACAGATGTGGGAGCTATTACTATCGCATAATGTTTATGTAATTGCTTGCGGCGACCCAGGTCAGTTACCTCCTATTGGCGAGGAGAATGGTATCCTCGATCATCCGCATATCTTCCTTGATGAAATTATGCGACAGGCCGCAGAAAGCGAAATTATCCGCCTGTCCGCAGATATTCGCGCAGGTAAGATTATTAAACCTTACAAGGGTTCAGAAATCAACGTCGTTCGACAGAGAGACCTTTGCGATGGTATGTTCACATGGGCTGATCAAATTCTTTGCGGTAAGAATATCACTCGTCATACTATGAATACTTATTATCGTAATATGCGATATGGCGAAGATATTCCTGCTCCTATTGTTGGAGATAAGGTTATTTGTCTTAAGAATAACTGGGATAAGATTACTGCCACAGGTGATGCTCTTGTTAATGGAACCATCGGCACAATCGAAGAGATTGCTACTTACCCTAATCCATGGCTTAATCCCATGTGCATCATTGATTTCGCACCAGAGACCATTGATGAAACCGATCCTCGTGATCAGGTATTCCATGAACTCTTGATGGACTATAAGCTTATCACCACAAAAGAAGCAACTGTAAACAAGGAAAACTTCCGAATGTTTCCTAAGCAGTTGCGACCAGAGCAATTTGATTATGGTTACTGCATTACCGTTCATAAGAGTCAAGGTAGTGAGTATGATAAAGTATTAGTGCTTGAAGAGATGCTTAAAAGAGCAGATCATGCAAGATGGCTATATACGGCTGTGACAAGAAGCGCTAAAAAGCTGACACTTGTATTAAAAGATTAAGGTCAAATTTTGTTAATTGCACTTGTTCATTATTTATATATTATGAACAAGTGCAAGGAGGAATAAAAATGGCACGTTATATAGATTTAACAGGAAAAAAGTTTGGCCGATGGACTGTTATGAATATTACAGACAAAAGAACCAAAAATAGAACTATTATTTGGCATTGTAAGTGTGAATGTGGAAATGAGAAAGATGTAGATGGCTATACCCTTAAATCTGGGCAATCTAAATCTTGCGGCTGCTTAAATAAAGAATTGGCGGCTGAAAGATGTAGACAAAAAAGAATAGACCTAACAGGATAGCGTTTTGGGAAATTAGTAGCTTTATATCCAATTTATTCTGGAGAAAAAGATAGACATACTAAGTGGCATTGTAAATGTGATTGCGGAAACGAATTAGATGTTGATATGGGTAATTTAAGACAAGGATTTTCAACTTCTTGTGGATGTACTCAATCTAAAGAAGAGGAAAATATTATTAAATTATTAACTTCCGCTAACATTACTTTTGATTATTAGCATAAGTTTGAAGATTTTCCAGAAAAACGTTTTGATTTTTGGGTGAATAATCAATACATCATTGAGTTTGATGGTCAATAGCATTTTTCTTATACTGGAAGCGGATGGGACACAAAAGAGCATTATGAGAGAACCCATCAAAGTGATTTATAGAAAAATTTATATTGTTTTAATAGAAATATTCCTATCATTCGGATTCCTTATAATTCGCACTATGACTTAAAAGATTTAATGCTGGATACCTCACATTTTGTATTAACATAGACGAATGAAAAATCATATTATGAGTTACATTAATAGCTTGCCTTTATGCTTAAAATATGCTATAATGTTTATATAAAAGGTAAAGGAGACAGTTTATGAGTTATTTCAACAATCATGCTCATACAGAATACAGCAATCTCCGTCTTCTCGACTGTATAAATCACCCGGAAGAGTTGATTGACAAAGCTATCGAGCTTGGATTGACAGGAATCGCAATCACAGACCACGAGTCGTTGAGTGCCCATATGAGAGTCAACAAGTATGCAAAAAAGCTTCAGGAAACTCATCCTGAGTTTACCGTGGCATTGGGCAACGAAATTTATCTGACCGATACGCGAGAAATGGGCCAGAAGTATTATCACTTTATTCTTCTCGCAAAGAATGAACATGGCTATAGAGGTCTGAAAGAATTATCCTCTATTGCATGGACGAACGGTTATTATGACCGTCGAATGGAAAGAGTGCCTCTCCTCAAATCTGAACTCAAAGAGGTTATGCAGAGATTTAAGGGAGATATTATTGGCACAACCGCTTGTATCGGTGGAGAATTGGGACAATCCATTCTAAATCTTGATGCTTGCGAAAAAGCTAACGATGAAAATAATGCGCGTCGTTACCATGAGCAGATTATCGACTTTATGGAGTTCGGTATTGATGTCTTTGGTAAAGATGATTTTTATATAGAGTGTGCGCCAGCAGACAATCAAGAGCAGATTATTGCGAACAAGAGAATGCTTAGCATCGCTAAAGCATTTGATGTAAAGATGTGTGTTGGCACAGATGCTCACTATCTCACTAAGGAAGATAGATATGTGCATAAATCATATCTTAATTCCAAAGGTGGAGAAAGAGAAGTCGATTCATTTTATGAGTTTACTTATCTTATGTCTGAGCAAGAGGCAACAGATTTACTTTTGTCTAGCTACGACTTAAATACAATTTATTGGATCTACGACAATTCCAATGAAATCAAGGATAAGATTGAGTTTTACTCTCTTGAGAAGCATCAGTCTATTCCAGAAGTAGAAGTAACTCATTATGATAAGTATGATTGGTCACGAGTTCCAGAAGATATGATGGATACTTTCCGTGACGACTATAAGGTACTAACTTCTTTGATTGAATCCGATAATGAGCAAGAGAAATATTGGATTCAAGAGTGTATCATTGCGATGCAAGAGAAAGGTCTTATCTACAAGAAAGAGTATTGGGAAAGACTTGAAGAAGAAGCAAGAGTAAAGAGAGTTATCGGTGAAAAGTTGCAAACTTGTATGTTTGCATATCCTAATACATTGAAACACTACGCAGATTTGTTCTGGGATTGCGGAAGTACAGTTGGCGCAGGTCGTGGTTCTGCGTGTGCAGCTTTGAATCATTATCTCCTTGGTATTACTCAGCTTGACCCTATCGAATGGGATTTACCATTCTGGCGTTATATTAACGATGAACGTGTTGAGTTAGGTGATATCGATCTTGACTTAGCACCGTCTAAAATTCAGAAGATTTTCGCCGAAATCCGTAAGGAAAGAGGAGAACTTGGTCTTATTCAGGTTTGCACTTTCGGCACAGAAGGTACGAAATCTGCAATCTTGACTGCATGTAGAGGTTATCGTTCTGAGGAGTATCCAGATGGTATTGATGTTGATGAAGCACAGTATCTGAGTTCTTTGATTCCTCAAGAGCGTGGTTTCTTGTGGCCTATTGAAGATGTTGTCAATGGTAATCAAGAGAAAGGCAGAAAGCCTGTTAAAGCATTTGTGACTGCGGTTTCGCAGTATGACGGACTTTTAGACATCATTGTTCGTATTCAAGGCATGGTGAATAAAAGAAGTAGTCACGCGTCTGGTGTTATTCTCTTTGATGAAAATATCTATGATTCTGCCGCAGTCATGCGTACTCCAAAGGGCGCATTGATTACCCAGTGGGATCTACATGACCAGGAAGCCGCAGGTTCTGTGAAATATGACTTCCTGTTAACAAGCGTACAGGATATTATCATTCAAACTATTGAGCTTCTTCAAGCAGATGGAGTTATTGAAAAAGATTTAACTCTTAGAGAAGTTTATAATAAGTATCTACATCCGTCTGTTCTTCCACAAGATGATGAAGCTATGTGGACTGCTCTAGCGAATGGTGATGTGATTGGTTGCTTCCAGTTCGATAGTGCAGTAGGGGCACAGGCAGCTAAGAAAATTCGCCCGCACAATCCTCTTGAAATGGCAGACGCTAATGGTTTGATGCGTCTTATGGCTTCTGAGCCGGGCGCAGAAACTCCGATGGAAAAGTATGTCAGATATAAGAATAATATCTCTTTGTGGTATCAAGAAATGGATAATAATGGTCTGACAAAACAAGAGCAGAAGACTTTGGAGCCTTACTTCTTATCATCTTATGGTGTACCTCCTTCTCAGGAGCAGTTAATGAAGATGCTGCGGGACCCCGATATTTGCAACTTTAGTCTGGCTGAAGCAAACGCCGCAAGAAAGATTGTTGGTAAGAAACAGATGAATAAGATTCCAGAACTTCACCAAAAGGTTTTAGATACTGCAAAGTCAGAGACATTGGGTAAATATGTCTGGAAGTTTGGCCTCGGCCCGCAGATGGGTTATTCATTCTCTGTAATCCATGCTCTTGCTTATAGCTTTGTTGGTATGCAAACTCTTTATCTCGCCACTCATTTCAATCCTGTGTATTGGAATACTGCGTACCTAATCGTTAATAGCGGTGCTATCGATGAAGATGAAGGCGAGCAATCTGACTATACAAAGTTAGCAAAGGCTATTGGTGAAATTCGTAACAAGGGTATTAAGGTATCTCTTGTTGATATTAACCATTCTGCACTTGGATTTAAGCCCGACGCAGAGAACAATCAAATCTTGTTTGGTCTAAAGGGTTTAACTAATGTCAACAATGATTTGATTAAAGAGATTATTGCAAATCGTCCATATGTATCTATGGTTGATTTTTATTATAGAGTAACGCCTAATAAGCAAGCTATGATTGCTCTTATTAAGGGCGGTGCTTTTGATCAGTTCTGCGATCGTAAAGAAGCTATGGTACAATATTTGTGGATGACTTGCGATAGAAAGAAGCGTTTAACTCTACAGAATATGCCAGGTCTTATCCGCTATGGTCTTTTACCCGAAAATACAGAAGAACAAGTTCTTGCGCGTCGAATCTATGAGTTCAATCGGTATCTAAAAGCAGAATGTAAGTACGATGGGACATATTATAAATTGGATGAACGAGCGGTTGACTTCATCTATGAACTTAGTACGCAGGTAGGCGGAATTGAAGAAGGTATCATTAACGAGAATGATATGTTCTTATTCAATGTTAAAGATTGGGATAACTTCTATCAGAAGGAAATGGATATATTTAGAGATTGGATTAAAGAGAATAAAGATAGTATTCTTGATGAACTGAATACTCGAATCTTCATGCAAGATTGGGAAAAATATGCTAAAGGAAATATCTCCTCTTGGGAAATGGAAGTCTTGTGCTTTTATTACCATGACCATGAATTGAGCGATGTAAATACTCAGAAGTATGGTTTAGTAGACTTCTTCTCTCTACCTGAAGAGCCAATTATTGAAAAGACTTTCAAGAAAGGCGCATCTATTATTCCAATCTATAAGCTCAATAGAATTTGCGGAACTTGTATTGCAAAAAATAAGACTAAGAGCGTTGTATATCTACTCACAACAACAGGTGTAGTATCTGTTAAGTTCAGACAGGAGTATTTCGCTTTGTTCGATAAGCAGACCTTCCGCAAGAATAGTGATGGAACTAAAACCGTCATTGAGAAGTCTTGGTTCAATCGTGGAAATATGATTATGGTGCAAGGTATCCGTAGAGGCGATGAATTTGTAACTAAGAAGTATGCAAGTTCTAATGGTCACCAGTTATATCATATTGATGAAGTGACTGCTGATGGTTCTCTTGTTTTAAGAAGCGAGAGAGCAACTGGGGAGGAAGAAGAAGATGAATAAAGTCAAAGTCATCGCTTTGTTTGGTAAAGCCGGGAGCGGGAAGGATACAATCCTTCGCGCTCTCGTTAAAGTAGATCCTGATAAATTTAATGAGATTGTGAGCTGTACTACTCGTCCTCCTCGCGAAGGAGAACAAGAGGGAGTAAACTATCACTTCTTGACAATTGATCAATTCACAGAGAAAGTCCTTAATGACGATATGCTAGAAGCAACTGAATTTAATGATTGGCATTATGGAACTGCTTTATCTAGTTTATCAAAAGATAAAATCAATGTGGGCGTCTTTAACCCTCAAGGTATTAGATGTCTTATGGAAGATAAACTCGTAGACTTAACTGCCTATTATGTGCAGACTAGCGATAAAGAACGTCTAATCAGGCAGTTGAATAGAGAAGAGAATCCTGATATTAAGGAGATTATTAGACGATTCTCGACAGATGAACAAGATTTTGAAGATTTAGAGGATATTGATTATCAAGTAATTAAAAATCAAGATGCAGGCGATTTACTTCGTGCTGTCGATCTTATAACTGGGCAATTTTGTTAAATTTGCTTATCAAAAACACCAGATATAGTATCCGTTCATAAAAATAATACAAGGGAGTGTTTTGATTGCTACAAGTGAAAAAGAGAAATGGTATCCTTGTACCATTTGATAAGCAAAGAATCGTTAACGCCATCAATAAGGCTTTTATCGAAGTTGATGGCACTTTATATGAAGAAGATACAGCAAATGATATTGCTGATGAAATTAAGTATAGTGCAAAAACCGCAGATAAAATTATCTCTGTTGAGGAAATTCAAGACATGGTTGAAGACTTCCTCATGCGGTCTGAACGCAAGGATGTAGCTAAAACCTATATTCGTTATCGCTATAAGCGAGAAGTTGCGCGCTCCGGTAGAGACGATTTTATTAAGGCTTTCTCTGAGAAGATTAACGGTACAGCCATTGAGAATTAGAACGCTAATGTCGATGAAATGTCTTTTGGCGGTCGAGTTGGTGCAGGCTCTGACTTGCAAATGAAGAGATACGCTCTAGATTACTGCGTTTCTGATATGGCTCGCCGCAATCACGAGAACAATGAAATTTATATCCATGACCTATCTGCTTATGCAGTTGGTATGCACAACTGTCTTTCTATTCCTTTTGATGATCTACTCGCAAAAGGTTTCAATACTAGACAGACTGACGTGCGGCCTGCAGGTTCTGTGAATACTGCTTTCCAGTTGGTTGCTGTTATTTTCCAGCTTCAATCCTTACAGCAATTTGGTGGAGTAAGTGCTACCCATCTTGACTGGACTATGGTTCCTTATGTAAGAAAAAGTTTTAGAAAACACTATATTGAAGGTTTAAAGTATATTGAGAATATCTCCGATAAAGAGCTTTTTGACCATATCCCAGATACTGCTGGAATTGAAGATAATGAATATATGATTTATGATAAAGCATATCAATATGCTCTTGATATGACTGTTAAAGAAGTGCATCAAGCTGTAGAAGGTATGTATCATAATCTTAATACTCTTCAATCTCGTTCTGGTAATCAATTACCATTCACTTCTATCAACTATGGTACTTGCACTCTACCAGAAGGTAGAATGGTTACAAAAGCATTGCTTGATGTTTCTATCGAGGGACTCGGTAGACTGCATAAAACTTCTATCTTCCCTTGCGGTATCTTCCAATGCATGAAAGGCATCAATCAAAAGCCAGGCGATCCAAACTATGATTTGTTCAGACTGGCCCTAAGATCTACTGCAACTAGACTCTATCCTAACTATGCTAATGTTGATTGGTCTGGTAATGCAGGATATGATCGAAATGATCCGCGCACATACTTTAGTACGATGGGTTGTAGAACTGCGAATGGTTGGGATATAAATCACGATGATGGAGTTAACGGTCAAACAAAAGACGGTCGTGGTAATATTTGTCCTGTAACTATTATCATGCCTACTTTAGCTATGGAGTGTAAGATTAACTTTGATGCAGATGTAAAAGGCCATTATTCTTTTAATGATAGACAAATTTTAATTGACAGATTCCTTTATAAACTTGATCAGAAGATCCATGAAGCAAAAGATATGCTGATTGAACGCTTTGATTATATCTGCTCTCAACCCGCGGCATCCGCTAAATTCATGTATGAGAACGGCTTAATGGCAGGTTATGATGGTAAGAGTACTCGTAGTGCTCTTAAGCATGGTACTCTTGCTATTGGTCAACTTGGTCTTGCGGAAACTCTGCAAATTCTTATTGGTCAAGATCATACTACTCCAGAAGGTATGAAATTAGCAAAGCAGATTGAACAGCTTTTTAAAGATAGATGTGCAGAGTTTAAGGAACAATATAGTTTAAACTTTGGTGTATATTATACTCCTGCTGAGAATCTTTGTTACACAGCTATGACAAAGTTCAAAGAGAAGTATGGAGAAATTCCCAATGTAAGTGATAGAGATTATTTCACTAACTCTATTCATGTCCCTGTATGGAAAGAAATGTCTCCGTTCGATAAGATTGATATTGAAAGCCAGTTAACTGGGTATTCTTCTGCTGGTTGCATCACTTATGTCGAACTTGATAGCGGTGTCAAAAATAACATCGATGCTTTGGAAACTCTAGTGCATTATGCTATAGAACATGACATTCCTTACTTTGCTATCAATGTTCCTAATGATACTTGTCTTGAATGTGGTTTCATGGACGAGTTTAATGACCATTGTCCTGTTTGCGGGAGTCATCATATTCAACAGCTTAGACGAGTGACTGGTTATCTAACTGGTAACTATACGACTGCATTTAATGCAGGTAAAATTGCAGAAGCAAATGACAGAGTAAAACACGCTGGTCGATTGGAGGAATGACCTATTCGTTACGCAGGAATTATTTATAATGATTTTTCTTCAGCACCTGGTGTGTGTCTATCATTCTTTACTCAGGGGTGCCCCTTCCATTGTGAGGGGTGCCACAATCCTGAGACTTGGGATTTTGATGGCGGAAGAGAGTTTACACAAGATACTTTACAATCAATCATTACTGGATTAAAAGCTAATGGGATACATAGAAATTTATGTGTTATGGGTGGAGAACCTTTATGCCAGAATAACTCATTCCTTACTCGCTTGATTGTAACAACAGTAAAGAAAGAGCTACCGGATACTAAAATCTACATTTGGACAGGTAATAAATATGAGGAACTACTTCATTCTTCTGACACAAATATGCGGGAGATCCTTAAGACTGCGGATGTCTTGATTGATGGCCCTTATATTCAAGCTGAGCGAGATATTACCTTGCCTATGCGCGGTAGCCGCAATCAGCGCATTATTAACTTACATGATGCTAATTAATGCTATTTTTGGTGGCATGATGATTGCCATAGCTAGTTATATTTATCTTCAAGTCGGTGGAATAGTAGGAGCCTTTCTCTTTTCTATAGGACTTCTAACCATTCTTAATATGAACTTTAAACTATATACTGGCGCAATAGGATTTATGCATCTGAATCCCGCAGATATGCAAAACATTACTACGATTCTTGCTGGTAATTTAATCGGAGTATGCTTACTCTTGTTCTTCCCGCACTCTGCGGCCATTCCTTTGGTCGCTATCAAACTAGCTCTTCCACTTGGATTAGTAATGATAAAAGCAATAGTATGTGGTATGTTTATGTATACGGCTGTCTCTTGCTTCCGCAATTCTGCTCCATATATGGTTCCATTATGTGTTGCAGGTTTTATCCTCTTTGGCGGTGAACACTGTATTGCAGACCTATGTTATTTTATAGCTTCTGGTTCTTTCTGTTATGAAATGTTTCCTTTCTTTATAGTGGCACTTATTGGCAACTCTTTAGGAGCCATTCTAATTGACAGAACTAAAGTTTTATGATATTATAATAGAAGAAAAGGAGAATTGCTATGACCTTATATGAAATGAACTAGATTGCTTATAACAAGCTTCCTAAGATGCCGAAGGCTGAAATCCGCAGGGCAACTGAAAAGCTTGAACAGTTTCTAACTGAGCATGACTCTAAATACTACATGATGTTAAATGTAGATGGTAGATACTACACTGTATATACCTATAATCAAGAGCATGATGTAAAGAAGATGGCTTTTGAAATGATTGATGTTGCTAAAACATTGGGCGTTTTAAAAGGCATCGAAGTGCAAAATGACATGGTCGAATTCTGGATTCAGCAAGATAAAACTTGCTCTATGTATGCCATGTTTGACTATACACAAGGGGTGATTGAAGTATGAACGATGTATTAGTAGTTCATTATGATCCATTCTCTGCGGAATCCCGTGTTTATATCTGCCGAGATGATTCTCAGTAGCAGACAGTAATCGACTCCAATATCTCTGAATTTGCGAAGAATATTGGTTTACTTGCGGATGCAACTAATATCTTTTCTGTAAAGATTGATGCTCCATCCCATGTAGTAGAAGAAATTAGACAACAGTTAATTACAAGTAATTACACAAAGCAAAAAATTGAAGTGGAAGGTATTTAATGATGTATACTTTGAAAACAACGAATGTGTATCGCGTACCTACTGTCGAAGATGCTCTTCGTCTGCGGAAGTGGCTTGACAAGAATTGTATTGGCGAGCTAACTTCCTTTAAGTACGCTACTAAATATATTAAGGCAAAAGGCGAGATCATTGAAGAGTATCAGCTCGTGACTGCTACTATTACTATCGACAATGAAAAAGACCCTGAAGGGGTTATGCCTATCAATATGGAGGAAGAGTAATGAGCTGTTATTTTGAGAAAGTTTCCCGTTTTGCGGATGTTGATCTACCCCTGCCAACTCGTGCAACCGCCAATTCCGCAGGTTATGATTTTGTAGTTGCAGAGGATATTGTAATTCCTCCCTATGATTTTCTAAGAACCAAGATTCAGGATGATTTATTTGAGAAGGAACGCCACGAAGATTTCTATGGCTTTATTGACCCGCTTTCTCTTGATGAAATGGCGGCTCTTACTAAGGAACTAAAAGCTAAGATTCCTCTTGTATCTACCGGTATGAAGTGTCATCTTGAGCCTGGTCAGTATCTCGAACTGAGTGCCCGCAGTTCTACCCCTCTTAAGCATTGGCTGATTATCGGTAATAGTATCGGTATCATCGACGCCGATTATTGCGATAACCCTGATAATGAGGGTGAAATCTTCTTCCAGATTATCAATCTTTCTCCTTTTGCTATTCAGCTTAAACGTGGAGATAAGATCGGGCAAGGAATTATTCATACCTATGGAGTAACCGATGATGATGCTGCGACAGGCGAGCGCGTAGGCGGATTCGGTTCTACAAGTAAGTAATACCTTGGTCAATTTTGATTAGGGAAGCTATACCTTCTTTCATAGATAATGAAAGAAGGTATAGAATTGAAACAACAATAGTATCATGTTTATCTTTTCACTTTTCCTAATGGAAAACACTATTGCGGTTTTACTTCTCAAAAGCCAGAACATCGTTGGGATAATGGTAATGGTTATAAAAAATGCCCATTGGTTTGGAAGGCAATTTAGAAGTACAAATGGGAAAATGTAAAACGACAAATTATCTTTACAACTAGTGACAAGGAAGCTGCATTAGCAAAAGAAAAAGAAGTAATTGCAATGATGTAGCTCACTAACACAGATTTTGGATATAATTTACATGAAGGCGGAAGACCTTGTGGAAACGCATCTTTTTTAACAGAAAAGGGTAGGCAGGCTATCTCAGAAGCAAATAAAAAGAAGTGGGCAAATCCAGAATTTCGTGCTTATATGAAAACTAAAAATATCCATAAGCTAACTACGGAAGATATTGCAAAAGGTAGAATTGCCGCACAAATTGCTAAAGGAGAAAATTGGACACCAAGTAATGCTAAACCTGTATTATAGATAGATAAAGATACAAATCAAATATTAAAAGAATATGCTTCTGGTGGGTAGGCAGCTAAAGCTCTAGGAAAAACACTTAACGACGCCTCTAATATTTTAGCTGTATGCAGAGGAAAAAGGAAAACAGCTTATGGCTTTAAATGGAGGTTTAAGAATGAGTAATAGATTATTGGCTTTAGATCAAGCGTCCAAATGTACCGGTTGGGCAATCTTTGAAGATGGTAAGTTAGAAAAGTATGGCAAGATTTCTTTAGATGATCCAAATACCGATACTAGACTAGTTTAGTTGCGATAGGATATTTAGACTTTAGTTGCAGATTATAATATCGACGAAGTAATCTTTGAAGATATTTAGCAACAGAACAATGTGGCTAATAATGTTTAGACCTTTAAGGTCTTGGCAGAGGTTTATGGAGTTGTTTCAGAATTACTGCAAGAAATCCAGATTCCTCATTCAACAGTCCTCGCCTCGTCTTGGAAATCTACTTTAGGCATTAAAGGTCGAACAAGAGCAGAATAGAAAAAGAATGCTCAACTCTATGTAGAATAGAATTATGGTATCCATGTTATTTAGGATATCGCAGACGCTGTATGCATTGGAACTCATCATATCAAGAAGAATAAATGCGCTTGGTAAGGATGCGGTCTAAATAAAATAATCCTCCTTTCTTAACTCTTAAATTTTTTGAGAGGTTTAAGGAAGGAGGATTTTATGTTTACTTTTATTGCTGAACATTTAGTTGAAATTTTTTTCGGCTTAGTATCAGCGGGAGCCTTAGCTTTTTGTAAATACTTACATAGCTAGTTAAAGAATTACAAAAAATTACTTGAAGAGAATAAAGACACTGAGCTAGAAAAAACTATAGATTCTCGTATTGAACCGATTCAGAAAGAGATCGAAGAACTCCGAAAATATATCATGGAAACTAAAGATATTGAGAAAAGTCATATGCAGCTAATTATTTCGTCTTATAAATTCCGTTTGGTTTAGCTTTGTAAAGCTTATATTAAATAGGGTTATATGACACAAGAACAATATGACCAATTAAGTGAGTTTTATCGAATATATTCTGGATTAGGCGGAAATGGTCAAGCTAAAGAATATTACGAATTAGCATTGGAACTACCAATTAAACCCGAATAACAAAATAAAGGGGACTTGTCTTTAACTTGACAAGTCCCCTTTATTTGCTTTTAATCGTTGAAATATATCATTGGTTTTAGAAATTATTTCCTATCCATAAGTAGCTATTAGATCCGCTAATAGCTCCTCTTGTTCAACGGTTAAATCAGTTTCATAGCTGAACATAGCAGCATGAGTTATTTCGTGACATAACACTCTCTTCATTAAAGAAGAATTAAGATTCTCATTGATATAGATACATTTAGTATCATTATCACAAACACCAGAAGCTAATGACCCATCGCTCCTAGCAAGAGTAGAGGAAGTTGGAGGTACTAGCAATATCCTCCAACTTACTCCGTTAATATTAAGCATTAAGGTTTAACTGCGCGATTTTATTAGTCAGGCTAGTCATTTTCTTCTCTAGAACTTGACGTTCTTCTGGAGAAGCTCCATCAATCATTTCTACGATGTCCTCAGAGAGTTCCTGCATATACTTCTCTAATTCCTTAACCTTTTCTGTCTTATCTTTATGGAGTTGTTTAGATTCCATATACATACGACGAGTTACTGGACTGCGGCCTTCGCGAGAATCGCGAATATCAATCTCACGTCCGCGTTCAGGATAATAAGGATAGCTCTCCCACTCTTCATCGCGATCGCGCTTTTTCCATGGATAATGGCCGTCTGGACCTTCATAATACATTCTTCCATATACTCTATCCATATCTCTATGGTGATGGCTCTTTTCTTTAGGTTCGTCCTCTTCAGCCTCTTCCATTGCCTTGACAATAGAGCAGTAATATTTAGCCTGCTCAAGGTCTTTAATCATATCAATAGCCTGACCTAATTCCTCAGTATCTACCGTATCAAGATGACTTAACTGTGCCTGAACACAGCCCATCAAGACTTCTTCCATATGCTTTAGTCGTTCCATAAATTAAGCCACCCTTTCAACAATTAGATTAGCGTTTTGAACGCTTACTGGAATAGTAGAAATATTTCTTACGCTTACTTTTCCACAGCATCCCCGTGGGATATCAATAAAAATAGCGCCAAAAATATTGCCATAAGTGCTAACCGCGGTTGGCGTATAAATCATGGTAGTGGTATTGATAGGTTCACCATCAATAGCAATAGCTAATGAAATTGGTCCAGCAGTACCATCTGCGGGAACCGCAATATTACCTCCAAATGTCACGCGAAAACGCGCACGACACTGGCAATTAGTCAAACCTCTTAAAGTTACTTGACCGCTACCGCTACGATGAACGGTAGAAGAGTTGCCTGCGATAGCAACATTTGTGAATAAAACATCTTGATTAGCCGCGACTGTTTGCACAGCATTAGCGGTAATTTCCATAATACAAATCCTCCTTGTTTTTAATATAAGGGGAGATTACTCTCCCCTTATAGGTTAATTTAGGCAGTTAAACCACAACCATAAGCTGCGGTCCCGCAGTTGCAGTATGGGTTTGCAACCACATAAGCGGGAACAGGTGCCTTAGTGCCGAGCTGGCTAACCAGATAATTGTTCTGAGCCTGCTGAGATGCAGCAAGGCGGAGAGCCTGGTTCTCACTCTGGAGATCAGAGATTTTCTCCTGGCAGAGATAATCAAGGATAGCACGAGTGCCAGCATTCTGACTGTCGATAATGTCACGGGTGTGATTTGCCATAGAGGTCTGGATAGCGCAAGTGTTGGTTGCCATATTATAGTTAATATCAGCAAAACCACGTTCCATAGCGCGACCATTCTCGCAGCAGCAATCAGAAATCTCACGAGCAATACTATTCTGACCAATAGTATTATCATAACGAGCCTGATTGATAGCATTTTCAACCTGGCATACACCCTGTTGTGCGGCAAAGCGGTTAGCAACAATGTCAGAAGTTAAACCGTTAGCAAGCTGAGCGGTTTGATAGCCGAGAGAGCAAACTGCATTATTAACACCAGCAAAGCCATTCAACATTCCAGTATTCATAGCATAGAGCCCGTCACAGAGACCCTGTTGTACGCCACGAACACTATTCTGGAGACCATTCATGTCGAAACCATAAGCGATTTCCTCACGAGTTGTAGTTCCTTGGAACGCAGGAGATCCAGCGCCTTGGCCGCCCATGCCGCGACCGAAACCATTACCCCACATACCACCGTTGAAACAGAAGAGGAAGAGGATAATAATCCACCACGCACCGTTGTCCCACATACCATCATTGCGGTTGTTACCACCAGTAGCAGCCGCAATATCAGCTAGACTATAGCCATTAGAATTATTGAACATAAAAATGTTCCTCCTTTAATAAGATGATTAAAGGCCAAGCATCTCTTTAAAGGCGGCAAATTCTTTGTCGAAATCTATTCCCTATTGTTTAGCTAAGTTACGAGCAATTTGCTCAATATCTGCGGATCGACCATTCTTGGCTAGATTTAAAAGATTCTGACCCATTGGGGTCTCACCCATCTAGCTTTCTAGCAGATTCATAGCGAGTTGCTAAGGATTCTGTCCACTCCTAAGCATTTGGATAAGTTGCATTGGGTTCATAATTCATGTCTCCTTAAAACTTAAATTTCTCAGTCTACTGCGGCTATGCCGATGCGGGCTGAGATTCTGGCTCCTTTCCTAACATAGCTTGTTTTAATTGCGCTAATGTAGTCTCAAACTCTTCTCTAGTAACATACTGAGGAGAGCTGACGACTGGTTCATTCTTTAGCTCATAAACATTAAGGCTGGCTGTGCCATCCATGTTTATTTGCTTAGTATAAATACGTCTATTTGCTAAATCAGGAAAATAAAATACAGAACCATCGAAATCAATGCTAATGGCGCGGGCCTCTTCAATAGAAGATACAGGCCGGCCTTTAATACCCATTTGCGGCTAGGTCTGATCCACATATTGAATACCTGGTCTTGGATACATAGGTTGCTGTGGATAGTATGGATAATTGGTTGCCAAAATTTTTTACCTCCTAAAAAATATTTCCTTTGACCTTTCATTAGTATATGAAAATCGTCTATGGACGATTTTACATTTTTGCCAAAAATTTTGCCAATTTTTTTGAAAAAAAAATATAGGGAGCCTAATAGGCTCCCTATTTCTTGTTATTTGCGCTTATTAACCTCAGCCTCAATTAACTGAGTAAGATAAGTATTCAAGTCACCTGTAGCCTCGGTAATATATTCCTTAGCATCGTCACTTAGAATAGTCATAATAGCGTTCATTGTGCGGTTAAATGCTTCCTTCTGAGCTGCTTCATCGAAGCTTCCAGATTTCTTCAAGCTATCTACATAGGTCTGATTGGTTGCAATAACGCAATCAACAACAGTTTGATAAATCATATTAGTGTACTTCTGAGCAGTCTCATTATCGGTCTTAGAGTTAATCTCATTGCGCTTAGCAGTCAAGTAATCAACGAGATATTTAGTCAAGATACCGAGCAAAGGAATAACACATACCTGGATAATCTGAATCACAATTTCTGGCATAATAATTCCTCCTTATTGTATATAATATATCAAACAAAAGGAAGATTGATTATCTTTTTCTGTCCAAATCAAATCTCTCCTATAAGCGGAGCCGTAATGTAGATTCTGAGATTTCTGGACATTCTTTCGCGAGTCTAGTAATTGGTTCATTCTTGCGGAAACGCTGATATAGTTCCTCGAAATTCGAGGGAAGAGGTTTCCTTGGTCTACCAAACTAGACGCCATTAGACTTGGCGGCCGCGATTCCTTCAGCCTATCGTTGTTTAATATAGGTTCTCTCTTGTTCAGCCTAGAAGGATAATACCTATAAGACAAGATCAGAGATAAACGTGCCCATAACGTCTTTACAATATGACGTGTCTAATAATGGCATATCTAATACTTTAATATCTACTTTCTTAGTCTTAGTAATTAAACCCCATTGTTCTAGAATCTCTGAGTAATTACGACCTAATCTATCTATACTTTTAATAATAATCATATCATTTGGCTGAATCGTACTCACTAAATCCTAGTAGGCTGGACGATTGAAGTCCTTACCTGATTGTTTATCGACGAAGATATTATCTCTATCTACGCCTGCATCGGTTAATGCAATAATCTATCGGTCTAGATTTTGATCTCTTGATGAAACCCTTGCATATCCATATAACACCTTTATCACCTCATTATATAATGAAAATTTGGCAAAGTTGATTTAACAACTTTGCCAAATTTTTTGGTAAAATTATTCAGTAACCTGCCGCAGTTAGAACCTTTTGCATATTCTGTGCGAGATCAAGAGGAAGGCAATCCGCAGAATAAGTAATTTTATCCAATTCTGCGGTTGTAGTTGCGCGTCTTGTTAGAGTTAAGAGGTGATTACAAAGAGTTGTATGGTATAATTTATGCGCGGTAGCTTTTTCGGCGATAGCCTTAAGTTCTACAGCGGTAAACATACGACATAACTTCTTATCTGCATGGTAGGGATATCCCTTGGCTCCTTGTTCAATTGCAGATAAAGCTGTCGTTAAGTTAATTTGATCTGTTTCTTCAAGACTAAAATGCTCTATACCTTCTGTTGTTTCTACGTCCATGCCAGCAACGATAGTTTGATTGCAAATTTCTGAGAGACTAGATAGCTTTTCTGTTTGGATTTCTTCGAATGGACGATTATCTAGCTCTTCTTCAATGGTATACTCGCCATTGTAGGCTTCGGCCTTGGCGATTTTCTCATTGTCCTCACTCCATTTCAGTGTGATAGTGGAGAAAACCTGCTCAATCTTCGGTTCATCCTCCGTGCCGTGGTTGACCTCGGTGCAGAGCTGATATTTGATAACTTTCATGGTCCTTCCTCCTTAGTCCGTGGTTTTGGTGTATTTGAGCATTACGTGGCAGTTGCCTCCTACCGCACTTGTGCCGCAGGCAAGTGTGATTTTTGCACGATTAACATCAGCAACGTAGAAGCTCCATGGGTCCGACAAATTATTATTGGAAATGCTGGGCATTGGCATACCGCCACGCAATCCTTGGAAAGATATGCAATCCCGCATATTCACAATTCCGTGCTCCACTTGTTTATTGTCCGCGATCTTTCCACAATCAACGATTTTATAATATACCGGTTTTCCCCAGAACCGCTCCGTGGTGCGGTATTCCACGCCAGTCTGCATGAGAGGGTTGACCCATTCCCATGGGTAAATGGTAGAGGCGTAAATAGTTCTTGCGCAAAGGCATCCATGACCAGTCTCGTCAGTTATATTTATGGATTCTTGATAGCATACGGCACCATTGCCCCAAACTCTGATCAAAGTGGCATCCATAGATTGACCGATTACGGAGGGCAATGTCCCTTGAGGTGGTGCCTTACGTTCCCAACGATACCACCCGTTCGTTTTTACCTCATCAAGATTATCTTCCGGGGTAAGTAGTTTACCTATGTTTCCCAACCCAAACCCATCTGGGGCAGCATTGATATTCGTCCGGGCCTGGGTTTTCTGCGTGTCCGTCAGATTCTACGCCGCGTCATATCCAACTGCCCCGATGGCTGTAGGTGCAATAGGATCCGCTCCATTCTTACTATGTGTAGAAGCATGGAATTTAGCACACTCATAGGAAGTTGTTATTACGCCAGTACCAGATTTAAAAGTAATGGTAGCAAAGACTTCTGCAATTGGAGGACGAGTAGCATAGAAACGAATAGCCCCATCACTTAATTCGCTCTTATAAAAGATGCCTTCGTCATTGCTAATATTTACTATTGCATCACTTGTTGTTTTTAATCCATTGATTGCAATTTCTGCCGTCCAGTAACCAGTAAGGTCATCAACTTTATGATAAGTCCAGTTATTATAATAATCGGCAAACGTAGGAATACCAGTAAGATTATTGGTTTTTCCCTCAAGGTACTGTACGAGGTCTGATACGGAAATTTCATTATTACCAGTAACCTTTGCACACCATGAATCAGCACCCGTTAGTGTTATAGTACCACCTAAGTGTTCGCTTATTCGATTTCTATCATTCTCCGTAATTTTACCATCGCCATCTATATCGCCGCGCATTCGACCTTTAGGAATAGTAAAAGCTAGAAATGAGCTAGTCTATTGACCTTGCAAAATACATTTTAAACTCACTTTAATTCTCCTTTCATCTTCTAAAAAGTACACTTAACTGGGCTTTGGTCAATCATAAATAATTTTCTTAGCTTGTTTTTTATGTATATCTGAAAAGGTAAGATACCTACTTGAAGGGAAAAGGGTTTCTATACCTTTTTCCCAATTTTTTATTATCTAGTTTCTGGGAGTATTTTTCCCATAAAAAAGTGTACTTTTTCTCGGAAAATCTTTTGGCATTTTTAAAAGAGCTAGATACGAAGGAGGTTATAATCTTGCCTAAGTGTATTTTAGCTGAGCAAGGCGGAAAAGGTGGAGGAAGCGGAATCGTTCTTATGAAGATCGAAGTCACCACTAAGCCTACTAAGACCAGCTATCTTGCGGGCGACAGCTTCAATAGCGCCGGTATGGTCGTTACTGCATCTTATGGTACTGGGCAAGCGGTTCTAGCAACCGCAGAAGTTAGTGGATATTCTGTATCCCCTAGCATCTTAACTGATGGTACTACTTCCGTAACCATCACCTACTCTGAGGGCGGAGAAACTTGCACTACGACTCTAGCAGTCACAGTCACGCATAGGCTCTCCGCGATTACTGTAACTACTAAACCCAATAAGTTGACTTATGAGTATGGAGATACTCTTGCTACCGCAGGTATGATAGTGACAGCTAGTTATTCCGATTCTCAAACTAAAACTGTAACTGGCTACTCTTGTTCTCCAACAACTTTTTCAACTATTGGAAATCAAGTAGTTACAGTTAGCTACACAGAAAATGGAGTTACTCAAACTACGACTTTTAATGTCATAGTCAATCGTAAGTCTGTAGCTAAACCTACGTGGAAGAGTAATCTTACATATACTGGAAGCGCGCAATCGGTTAGTAGCGCCAGTTACTGGAATAACTACAACACTAGTTACATGACTATCGGTGGCACAACATCTGCAACTAATGCTGGCACTTATATTGCTACTTTTACACCAGGAGGCAATTATCGCTGGGCGGACGGAACGATCACCGCAGTCAATGTCAACTGGACAATCAATAAAGCAACAGGTAGTTTGAGCGTAAATCCAACAACAGTGGCCATTAATGGTAATAACTATAGTTCCGGTGTAGCTGTTACTATTACTCGTGCAGGTGATGGTGCTATTAGTTATAGTCCTACCAGTATTTCTGGTTTGACTCTATCTCTTAGTGGCAATACTCTTACTATTAAGGGTAATGGTTCTACCGCGGTTTCTGCAAAGATCATTACTATTAACGTCGCCGCTGGTACTAACTATACTGCACCTTCTAGCAAGACTATTACTGTTAGCGCAGAATATTGGTCTTGGGGCGCTGATGGTGGTACTGTTGATGCAGCATGGTTTGCCGGATTAAAGAACTATCTTGCATCTCATAGCGGCGCGTCTATTAAAACTACTAGTGGTGGTGCTATTCTTGGTACTACTAAATCTGTAACACTTTCAAGCGCAGTCTTAGGAACTACTACTCACTTAATTAGAGTTATTGGTGTAGATCAAGATGCTAATAATACAGTTACGTTCCAGACTAAGAACTGCTTATCCCAGTATACCACTTTCGGTAGTAACGCAGTTTGGATTGGCTCTACCGCTAGAAGTCTATGTCAGAATTACTATAATGCTTTCCCAGGTAAAGCAGCTATTAAGACTGTAAGTAAGGGTACTTGCCCAAATTATGGTAGTAGAAATTAGGATGTTACATATAATAACGAAACAGTATTCCTGCTTTCTGAAAGAGAATTTGGACTTGATTCTTATTCTCCTCTTGCTACTGCTAACTCTACTACATCAAGAGCAGAGTGTACTAATGGCAAGAACTTTGCGTATAGTTATTATACTAGCAATGCTACGCGTGTCATGTATTTAGGAGATACATCCACGAGCAGTTACGGTTATCCATGGGAACGCTCGCGCTACTACAACAACTCGACCTACGTGTGCTATGTCAACTTCTACGGGAGCGCGACCTACTACGACTACGACACCAGCTTTGGCCTCGCGCCGGCTTTCGTCATTGGTAATTAAAAACTTTCAAAAGTGGGACAGTATAGATTAAAATGTTAGCCAGTTTTCTCATATAAATAATGAGAAAGGAAGGCGTTAATTTTGTCTGTAAAAACAAAAGATCGACATAAATCCAAGCGTGAATGTCTCCAGAAGTCACGCGAACTGGTAAATTACATTTTAGTCTTAACTCGTCCTAGAGAGTTCGACGAATCTGGAAAACAAATTAAAAAACCTGGATTGCTTGGAGAGGGACAACCTTTCCAAGCGTTCGGGTTAGATATTATCAAATGCGGAAAAGGCATACATGCCGCCTGCTATCAAGCTAGCGAGATCTACTTGAACAGTTAGGAAACTTTAATTGCACGAAAGAAATATTGGAATTAGGCTATCGCTTATTGCGATAGTATCTTTCGTCAAATCGATCTCTGTATCTTCGAATACGCATAGACTAACCAGAAGAAACGACGCTCTTTTCTTGCTCGTTTAACAAAGGCTATGAAAGAAACTTTATAGGATAGAGTTAATCGAGATTATTTAATCTACGAGCATTCCTACTAGAAGCCAAAGAGTTATAGAAGAGGTCGGTAATGATTTTACAAGATGTCAAGTTCTGTATTTTTCGCTCGCGCAACTACAACAACTCGAACAACGTGTGCAATGTCAACAACAACGGGAACGCGAACAACAACAACTACAACAACAGCAATGGCCTCGCGCCGGATTAGATGGAGCTATCATGTTGCAAGTCAAGCTGCGAAGCAGCGCAGACGAGCAACACCTAGAATAGTACCCCAGAATATATTATTGTCCATCTAATTATGGTTTATTCTGGATGCATTGGTTCACTCTTGTGGATTAAGAAGGAGAAGGAATAGAACATATTATTAAATAGTATATTATAGGTAGATGCCTTTTCATCTAAGGAGAACTTGACTATTTCGTCCCTGCGACGGATAAATGAATACGATTACAGATGCGGAGCTCGCGAAGTAACCGCTATTACTGTATGATAAGGAGAAAGAAGTTGAGTTAGTAGTAGACATCTTTCGAGCGTTTTTGTAGTTTTGACGCATTATATGATTCCTCTTATCGAGTTTGTCGAAATGTTCGATGGAAAGATAGTACAATCAATTTTGAAGAGAATAGAATTGAAACAATCTTACAAACAGAAGCTGATTTGCGAGCTTGTGAATACAAGTAGCTTGTGTTTAGTTGTTTCTCAATCATTGAACGAGGCAAGCCACGAGATATAAGAGCGTGTCATATCAACGACAGACTGGTACAAAATGCTTTATGTGAATAGAGCTTATTACCAGAATTAACTCCTAAGTTTATTTATGATAACTGTGCAACACTTAAAAATAGAGGTATAGATTTTGCTTTAACAAGAGTAAAGAAACATTTATAGATGGCTCATAGAGAATACGGGTTAGGAAATGATTTCTTTGCTTTACGAATTGATATTCGTAAATACTTTGATTCTATCGACCATGAGGCTCTTAAAGAAATTGCTAAGCGCGTTATTAAAGACCCTCAAATTTATGAATTATGCTCATACTTAATTGATACATTTTCTTTTAAGCTAACAAAAGATAAGCATCCAATTCCTGGTAAATAGTATTATATTGCTAAAGGCAAAAAATATATATCTGCGGATATCCAGTTTTTCCGGCCGCATCACCAATATTATGAGTGTGAAGCTAAAAGTCTCGGATTAGGAAGTCAAACATCACAGTTATTTGCATTGCTAGCTTTGAACGAAGTTGACCATTTCATTAAAGAAGAATTACATATTAAGTATTATGGACGCTACATGGATGATTCTTATCTTCTATGCAACGATAGCAAATACTTAGCAGAATGTAAAGTTAAGATAGAGAAGAAATTAAAAGATATAGGTCTTACTCTTAACTAGAAGAAAACCACTATCTTACGCATTACCCCTATCGCACCTAAAGATAAGGTTCATGGCACTCCATTTAAATATCTTAAATGGAATTTCTATCTAACTACTACAAATCATGTAATCTAGATACCTTTTAAGAAAAAGATTGTGCATTAGCGCAGAAAATTGCGTAAAATGGCTGCTCTATGGCAGCAAGGTAAAATCCCTACTGAAGAAATTTAGAAATCTTATCAAGGTTGGAGAGCGCATATCGCTAAAGGTTCAAGCTTCTATATTATCCAAGATATGGATAATTATTTTCGTTCATTATTCAAAGGAGTTGAAATAAAGTAATGTATGTATTATTAAATCGCGAGAATATTGTAGTTGATATTCTCGACAATCTTCGTTACATTAAACTACAATCTTCTAATGGTATTGTCGTTGCCTGCTCAGAAGAAGAAGGCACTGGGGTTATTGGCTCTGATTGTGATACTCATTATGTCTTAATCCAAGCTGATACAATTAACTCTCCTAACGCAGTTCGCGTTATCGAGGTTGAAGAAATTCCATCCAATGTTACGCCTAACCTATATAAGTTCGATAATGAAACTCAGAGTTTTGTTTATCGCTATAGTTTAGATGAAGCTAAAGAGCTTAAGCAAGAGAAGAATAAGCTACTTTTCGCAGAGTATCTTGCTTCTCATCCATTAACATGGACAGATGGAAAAGAATATGGAGTTACAATGGAGGATCAATCTGAGATTAGTCTTAACTTAAGTCAATATCAGATCGCCGTTCAGGCAGGTATTGAATCTCCAACTCTGGAATGGCACGCTCGACATGAAGAGTGCTAGCCTTGGACATTAGAAAATCTTGTTGCATTGTCTATGTCCATCTCTGCGGCTGTATATCCAATGTATCGTCAAATGCAGTAGTATAAAATCTCTATTTATGGAGCAGCTTCTTTAGAGGAGCTAGAACAGGTAGAGCTTGATTATGCGGACTAAACTGAATAAGTTTCTTACCTTATTCACTGTTGGAGGTTCTCTCTATTTTATTATAGAGTTCTTGTTTAAGACCTTCATTAGTGATGGTATGATACATTGGTCAATGTTTCTCCTAGGCGGACTTTGTTTCGTTCTTATTGGAGAAATAAACGAGGTTATACCTTGGGAAATGTCTATCATTAAACAAGGGGCTATTGGAGCCGCAATAGTTACCTCACTTGAATTTGTATTCGGCGTAATTTTGAATCTAGTCCTAAAGCTAGGAATTTGGGACTATTCAAACTTACCTTTCAATATATTGGGGCAGGTTTGTCTTCCTTTCTCACTCGCATGGTTCGGATTAGCTCTTATAGCTATCTTCCTCGATGACTATCTCCGTTGGAAATGGTTTGACGAAGAAATTCCGCACTACCATCTCAAAGACAAAGTTTGCCATTAAAACAAAAAATAGGGGAGAACCTTAATTAAAAGGTTCTCCCCTATTTTTTTTTATTTATTTTACGTCGATAATGACGATTTCAATATCTCCCTCAATAGCCTTGCTAGCCGTGAAGGTAATACCAGATCCAACAGTTGCTTGTGCGCTATCAATCTTGTTATAATCATCATGATTACTAATCCAGGAAATGATTGGAGGCACATTGCCATTCTTACCACACTTTAAATTAGTATTACTATAAGAATAGGTATAAGTATCTCCAGAATGTACCCAGTTGGCTTGAGCAAGAGTAACTGTATAAGAGACGGTAGTTACTTCATCCATCTTATTGTCTGTCTCGCTCCTACTATACACATCTAAGTTAGCTCTCGCGGCCGCCGCGGTTGTAGCACCGGTACCACCAGCTTTAATAGGTAGAGTACCGAACTTTGGAATACCAGAAACCTCTGCGAATAATGCTCCAGTACCTAACAGACCAGAGACACCATCAGTAGAATTTCCAGTTACAATAGCACCTTCCTCGATAGACACCATCTTAACTGCATCAGTACCATTACCGAGCAGTAAAGCATTAACTGTTAAAGTTTTCTGTCCAGTACCACCCTGCGCAACAGTAGCAGTCATATTAGTAAGAAAGATGTCATCAATGTCAATCTCTTTGGTGTCTTTCTTTAAAATAGAAGCCGCATATGCATTAACTTGAACACGTCCACCAGCAGTATTAGAAATATCAATGAACAAATTGCCTGTATTCTCGCAGAAATAGGCGTATCCCTCATGCATGGGGATTTGAGTGAGAAGCTCTTCCTCGCCTCTATAAATCTTAAATAAAGCCATTATTAAATCCTCCCTTTAATCAAGGCTTTTCTATAAGGTCTTGGAAAGATCCCCATGAAACAAGGCTCTATACCTAATCTTTAGAATAAGCCGTTTTTAATGTATCTCCATCGCCGCCAATCAGCGAGTTAATATAATTGATTGAGTAAGTCTTATTGTCAACATTTTCCTTATAAGACTGCTCGATTAAACTAGAAACACCACCAGTTAACTACGCTCTATCCCACTCACCAATATTAGTCTTATAATACCAATAAGATACATCTCCACCATTACCAAGCAAGGTCCAAGTAATAGCAAAGATTTTATGAGAATCAATAGTGCCAGAATAGTGTTCCTGAATATAAGTGACACCATTGGCTAAACTAGCAGCAAACTCCGCAGTCTCAGTTAAATGATATTCAGCTTCAATATTAAGAGCATCCCCAACAGGACCTTTAATACTCTTCTCACTAGCTTTCCATCCATTAGCGGTTAAAGTATATAAAACACCGGTTTCGCTATTGAGATAAATATCTCCGATTCTCGCGCCATCAATAGCAGTAGTTGCTCCATCAGCAGTAATCTCAAGACCTGCAAATAGCTTACTACCAGTTGGAATCTTGAAAGTAAAGGTTACTGTATCTTTGCTAGTAATAGCAGAAGTGACAGATCCTTGCTCTGTTGAACCAACAAAAGTAGAAGAAACAGCGGGCTTCGGAGCCTATGGGAGCTTAAATTCAAGCTGCCATTCGGTACCTTCCGCGTTTGTTAGTGTCCTTTCAACTAGCGGGACCGCAGGTTTAAATCCCTCATCGCCTTCGATATAAGGAGCTATAGCACTAACTTTGATCACTGGTAGTGGTTGCTAAATACTTGCTTGATATTCAAAGACACAAGTAGTATCATCTGTCTTACTAGTTACTTTATAAATGAAACCAGTGGCTTCATTGATATAGTAATCTCCAACTCCATAATTGGCGAAAAGTGGATCGGTAAGAGTGTATGTTTTACTGGTTTTTTGTCCTAATAAACTACCATAATAGAATTTAACCGCACGAGGCAATTCAAAATGTAATTTAGGTTCATTGACCGTTCCAACATCAGTTACTTTAGGCTCAAAGTCTGGCGCTCTAGTAATCGTCTCTGGTGCAGCCATCACTTGGCTACGAGGCAGAGAAAATGTCAAAATAGGATGCTTATGGAGAGTATCTTCTTCACTATAACCAAAACTCACGGTTGGCTCAGCATTAGCATTTAATACTTCGTGAAGAATGTTACTATCTAAAAATTCCTGAGCTACAGGTAGTTGGAATTTAAGTACAGGTCGGTTAATATCAGTTAAATCAAGTCTGACCTTTGGTTCTTCCCCAACCCCAATCATATCAACTGTAACCTAATCAATTACTTGAGACTGCGGAATATTAAAATGCACAGTTGGGTGGTCAATATCATCATCGTTATACTCAACACTTGGCTTTTCATCCGCATTTAGAACGGTTGCTTCTTGCGGCATTGATAATACCTATGCTCTTGGCAACTTAAATTGAATAACTGGCATATCTTGGTTAGATAAATCAGTTTCAATGTCTGGCTGTTCATTCGCATGAAGCACGATTGCTGGTTTTGTAATACTAATCTTTGGAGTATTACCGGTGCAAGAAGAAATGAGCTTATAACTAAGGCCACTTCCTTCTCCCGCAGACTCGTCATATACTTTCTACCATAAAGTAGAGTTTAAGTTTTTCTTGTCACCCGCATTTAAGTCATAGTTCATGCGAGTCATGTATGTAGCGTCAGATGGCAAGCCATAAGACACCATAACAAATTCGCCCACAGAGATAGGAGATGCCCATCCTTTATCTAAGTCAACTTGCGCTCCATCAGGACCGTAATAAGACTCAAATATCTTTTTAATCTCGAAGCTCTGTCCAGCAGGACCTCCGTAGAAAGATTGCATGTCTATACCTCCTTATCCCTAGAGTGGATCGTAAATAAAGTCTACAATTACGTTATCTAACTCACCAATAACAGTTTTATCTTCTTTGTAAACTCCGTTTAGACCTTGATTTAAAATTGCACTACCCTTTTGAAATGCAGCAATATAAGTCTCATTGGCTTCATTATATCCATTCCAATAGGTTTTATAAGCATCAGAAGTTGGGTCAGTAGGCTCTTCTCCTAATGCAGCGATAGCAGCCTCAAGAGCCGCCTTAGCCTCCTTGATAATCTTCTCGCCTTCTTGTTTCTTACTTTCTGATTCTTCCTCGTCTTTAATATAAACTGTAGGACGAACGAACTTCATACTTGTAATAACAATATCTTCATCAAGCTCATAAATACCAGTGCGGCCGATCATGATAGTCTTGCTAGCATTCATGACAACTTGCGCTCCCGGTGGAGCCTGAATACCAACTTTGGTAAACTATTTGGCACTAGAAGCACTTACAATGTCATTGTAAATATCAATTCCAGAGGAAATATAATGTTTTCCATCGCCAGTGCTACTTGTATCTACTACACGATAGTAGATTTGTCCAATAGCAGACATCGCCCTCTCCTCCTTATACTCGTGTTAAAACTTCTGTCGCAGTAATACTCATAGTGCCATTATAAGTGAGAGGTAAAGAATATTGGGTAATCTAATAGTTACCATAGATATTGCTATCTTTATCTTCAACCCTAATTATATTATTAGGCTCTATATAATATTTCGGCAAACAGGTTAAAGAAATAGTAGTATTATAACATAAGTTCTAATACATCATTTCTCGAATTTGGTCAAAGCAACTAGTTCCAGTGGTGCTTATTGAGAACATATCATAGTATTCATTGGTTAGAATAAAGAATCTCTAACCAATCCCTTGATATTTAACAATCAAGTCCTAATCTAATCCTTCAATAAATACAACATCAGGAACTTCGCTATTATATACGGTTTTTATGTCATTATTATTAACGACTTTAGTCCTGCGGCCAATATTCTTAATAGAATACTTACCAAGAGCAGAACTAGTATCTATAAAATCTAGCCAGAAGTTAATAGAACCTGGATCATTAAACACGTCAGGATTCCAATGATTCGTAGCATCCCAGTTTTTGTTCATTGGGTTATATAGATTACGCCATTCTGCAATTAACTCTGAATCATAGTAATTATCATAAACACTATTAGACACCTAAGCATTAAGAGCACGACGATATAGCTCTTCTCTCCATTCATCGCATGGAGTACCTACTAAGGTGACTGTATAGTCATCTACACTATAATCATCAAGAGTATTAAAATCATAGCGAACAATAAGATTAGATTTTTTATCCTTTACTTCCCACATATTCTACATAGCTAGATCAATGTCTGGTTTATCATCAATAGCAAGATGATAACGGATAGATACCTCTACGCCGGTTGAAGTCTTACGCTTGCCCCAAACATAAAAGTCATTCTTCACATTATCATACTTAGGATTGCGAGTAATCGCAGTTGTAGTATCAAGATCGGTAAGCGAGTATAAAAACTTTGCATTATTATACGAACGTACATAATCTTCTGGGCTTAACTCTAATAACGGACTACCGGTATTGAGATAGTTCTTAATCTCTTGGAATACAAATTTACCATCTATATTATAGAAATATTCATAATTGCCGAGAGTGCTAACAATCTTGTCTAATAAAGTTACTACCGTGTCTCCCGCATTTAATACTAACTCTCCTGGATAGGTAAAATTGGTATACTTATATCCAGCATCTTGTCCATAACTAAACATATGCGGATAATCTTCTTGCGCTTCAAAGCTTAAACTCTGGTAGTCATTGGAGAAATATATTGGCTTATCTCCCATATATCTTACTAACATCTTAATCTCTTCATCAATGTCAGTAATGATAATATTCTCAATAGCTTCTCCACCCCAGTGATTTACCGCTTCATAAATAATTTGGAAGATAGTAGGATATTGAATCTCTACGTCTCCATTATCAAGCTAAACAAGACTTTCATGAAAGGTTATTGATGCCGGCAAAGTGCCACCCGCGGTTCCGTCTAATAGACACATCTTATCTTTACCAGTGATAGAAATATTCCAACCACTAGTAGAGCGACTAATATTAGCAGAGGATAAAACAAACAAGCCGCAAGGAAACCAAATAATATCTCCATAGTTCTTATAAGACTTTAATGGATTATCATAACCAATTAAAACTTTAATCTTCTTGTTAATAGAAATCTCATTATCAATATCCTCAAGATTACTATTATCAATAGAAGCAAGCATAGTAAGGTTAATGGTTCTTCTAATTGCGGAAGAACCATTAACGCTCAAGTTACCACTAGTGATAGAACCCTAAATCTCTTTAATGGGTTCTTCATCCTTAAAAGAAAGGAGGATAATCTTTGCATACTATACTCGCATATGCAACTTATCTAACTAGGTTAGAAAATCCATGTCATTAAGATACTCAAACATGAATATTAACTCCTTTCTTTGCTATACTTCATTGTTGTTTGCGCGGTTAAACACTTGTAGTTAATAACCGCGAATTGAGGTTTCTATAAAGCGATATACTTAATCATACCATCCATCGGGCTAAGGGTATATCGGCCCGTTGGACCAAGCATGACTGGATGTTTATCGCTACCATCTTTCTTTTGACCAATATATAAAATAGTCTGTGGGTCTGCTTCAATGTCGAAGGAAGTAATATCAGAGAAAGAATAATAAATAATTCCATTCGTCCATTTACCATCTTCATCTTGCTCAAATCCACCTTGAATATTATAAATAAACTCTACTTGCTTGCGAGTTTCTTCTTCTATAATATCATATAGATTGACAGTCTTATAGACATTATAATTTGTATTATCTACTAAGATACGACCTAGCTTATCTTCCTCCACAGTTGAATCGCTATAGATGCGATATGGAGTCTCGCCAGGCCCATAGTAATACTTATAATTCTTCAAGACTTTATCAGTCCCGCTAAAGATGCCAGAAATCTGACCCCAAATACGAGAAGTATCAATAGATTCTACTTCGCCAACTTCATCATTTCTTTCTCTTGTTAAAGAGCAGACATAATTCACAATAATAGGATATTTAACAGATCTCATACTTAAAGAGCTAACGCCCTCTCGGACGCTATATAACCTATTTGGCGCAACTATAATATCTGTTCCATTAACAGCAAGTTTAACCGCAGAAGATGGAGCATTACCTGCGGCTTCTTTTAAAGCCGCCCAACGAGTGAGTTCAGCCTCTGTCTCTTTAGTATCTTCTCCAGCTTGCTCTTGTTCAGCTTTCTTTGCTTCTAATTCGTAAATCTTGCCATCAAAGTCTATGGTTGGATATCTCTCAATCCAAAAAGAATCAACACTAACAAGGGATAGTTTATATCTACCATCACCAACTGCAATTTCTTCCTATTGCTTAATTAAAGTATAGATATCATTCCCATCAGGACATTCTGAATAAATACCACTAATTTGACCAAATGCAGATTGCTTTTCAGTAGATACTTCATTAGTGAAAACTCCAATATCGGTAATGCCAATCTCATTAAGATTTTCGAGCGTATTCTCTAGAACCTCATAAGCAGTAGCAGAGAACTCAAAAATCATACGTCCTAGAGATGCATTAGGCGTCATTGATACATTCATTAAACCAATAATAATATTTCCCTCAGTAGGAGATTTATAGAGTTTATAGGTAAAGTCATTAAGAAACTATTCCGCTTTCTCTCTAAACTTGCGCTCTACAAAGATATTATCATCAGTAATATTAGTATCAATAGCAAGATAAGAAGGAATAGCAGCCTCTCCTCTTGTCGCTGTAGATACACTAAATTTGTCTTTAGGGATTACTAATTCATTATTATAATAATAACCATCTGCTCCCAAAGTAAAGAAAGTCTAGTCTTCATCCATCTAAAAGCTAATTAAACCGCTAATTGGAAACTCGGCATAATAAGCATAACCGTTCTTCGCTAAATGCGGGAACTGGTCTCCGAGGGTATCTTGCTTGCTTGCTAGTACCGTATGCTTAAAACTACTGAGCTTTTGGTTATATTTTAAACGCAACTGCACTCCATCTCTATAGAGATAAGAGTATTCAAAATCAACACTTCTCGCTGGAATAGGAGAGCCATTTTCCTATAAAGGTGCACTCCGCAATCCTTGAGAGTTTTGATACTAGAAAGCATACTTATATTTGACGCCACTCTCGATAATAAAATCTGTATAAATTAGGTTGTCATTAAGAGTTTCTTCAAAATAGTTAAAATATTTTAAGTCCTCATAGACTTGATAATTACTTTCTTCAGATGCGCGAGTAAGTACATAGCATCCAGTTAATGGATTTTTTGCAGTTAGATAAACTCGCATACAACCATTTTCACGACAATAGACATCTGTATCATTTACCCGCATTGTCACGCCTTCTAACGCCTCCAAATATACTTTAACAATTTGGAAGTCATAGGATACTTTTGCTTTATATCCATTGCGCGTTGCAATAGAGAAATAAACTTTATAAGACTCGTTATTTGTTAACATAGTCTTAAATCGGTAAGAATTATTCTTACCACTAACTGCTTGAATCCAGTCTGATGACTCGATTAACTCTGTTCCAGTTTCATCATATAAATCAAACTTATATTTCTCTAATGGTTCCTCAGAAGCATTATCAATATAATCTCCTACGAACAACGGCGTTAAACTAGCTTCTGTCTACTTACTAGCAATAACATCTGTTCTTAAAGCCCCGGCATTCTCGATATAAATTTCTGGTTGCGCGATAGCTTTAATAACCATGACTGTAGACCACTCAGAAAAAGTTTGATTGTTAATCTATTCTTTCTTCCATGCGGCAAAAGAACTTAAATCAGTAGGAAAATTAGTAGACCCAAAGCGTAGCTGAATCTTATAACATACGCCCGGTGACCAAGATTTCCGCAAGTCCGCAGTCAAGATTTTAATTCCATAAGGGCTGGACTCTTTAGTCAAATCCACATTTTTATAGATAATATTATCTGGATATTTCGAAGTATTTACAATGCTAGAATTTGAGCGCTATTCAACTACTCGAATTTGAATATGTTTAATAGTCTCGGCACTTGTCACCTTCTATAGAGTATATTTGATTTCATAGTCTGGCGTAGTGGCTAAAAATGCAGGCTATGTACTCTATAAAGTAGGCGGATAAATACTAATTGGCATATTCCGCGCCTCCTTTTTCTCTAACTCTATATATTATAAAAATTGCTTTGGTTAAGATAATTAAATCCGTCCAAGCAAAAAGAAAAGAGGAAGAGACTTAAATCTCTTCCTCTATCATAAACTCAAGAGCTTCTGCGATACCAACAGAGATATTCAAGTTCTCAATATCTGACATTTTAACTTTAACAATAGGAACATCAACTTCTGTTTCCGCAATCGCAGTTAACTCCTAATTAACTGTATCTATTTGCTATTCAGGAATACTGTATCCACCATCGACTTCTACTCCATAAGTTGCTGCAACTGATTGACGAGCAAAATCAATATCTTCAACAATAGGAGTTAAAAGTTTAATATTCCTAACAATAGCAAACGATACCTTCGCGGGAAGCTTGGTTTCCAGATCGGAAGCCAAGCTTGTTAACCCACGGTACATCGTGACAATATCTTTATTTAACATGGTTATCTCCTTTAACTCATGCATTAACCGCAGTCTATAATGCAATAAATACATCAGCGGTAATAAGTGTGCCAGTAGTTCTATCTGTATATGCTGTCACTTGGCTTACGCCAAGTGCTCTGGCTAAAATATTATATTTAGCGGCTGTTACTAATTCACCAGAGCTAACTTCCGCATCACTATAATTGGCTCCGCCAGATTGATTCTCCCAATTTTTTCGCTATTTCACTCTAGCAACTAAGGTATTCCACTTATTAGCTGAAAGCCCGCCAGACACCTAAATAGTTTTATCAGTAGCTACGCCACTACCCCATGAAAACTCAGCTGGCTTTGTATAAAATACTAAAGTATCCGATGCAGAACCTAAATTCTTACTACTAGCAGAGCTATATGTTGTTCGTGGGCCCGATTCATTCCAATCGCTCCACTCTCCATACTTAGTAGTAGTATTTCCTTTATCATCTTTTACTGTTGTTTTAGTACGAGTTCGAGTGCGTGTATAAACTTCTTTTTTTTGTTTTGCACTTCTTGTAGCTGAGAGCCTTCCTGTGACACTACCTCTCGATCCTGCTGTCATTCCACCAATGGTAATGGTTCCAGTCTTAACAGAACTAGAACCACCATTGCCACCACTAAAACTCCAATGCCAAGTAGTAGTACAGCCAGCAACATCATAAACTACCTAAGTGACAGTCTTCTACTAAACTTGTCTAGTATCTGTGCTTGTTACAGTAGACCATCCAGAACTGTGTTCAGGCTCATTGGCAGGGATATACCACCCACTTCCATCATAACTAATTCGCACACCAGAACGACTTGCACTGACAAAAGTAAGAGAAGCACTCGGCATTATTTATCCCTCCTTAAGCAAATCTTGCATAAATACCAGACTGATTAGCTGCTGGCACTGTGCAAGTAAGTCTATTACCATTTAAGATAATATAATTTGCGGCACGTAGAGCTACGTTACCATTGCCATCTGTCGCTTGAATAATAACGCTTCCACTACCGCTAGTTGCCTATAATCCAAAGTTATAAGTAGTACCTTGACTATCTTCTCCTTCGACCAAACCAACTCTACCTAGTCTAGTATAAATGTTACCATCACTTTGTAAAATAGTGCCACTAGCAGAAATTGAATCTTCTCCAATCGTCCATCCACCAATATTACCACCATCACAGTTAAGGTTATCACAAACAATTCGACCACTAGAATATAGATAAGTGCTTCCGCCTCGTAGAGAATTACTACTAATAGTCCATCCACCGATCTCACCATTATCACATTCAAGGCTATCTGCGGTAATGTTACCACGCACTTCTGCGTTCTTACAAGAGAGTTTTCCGCCATTAGTAACATAGAAGTAGGTACCACTATTGCTAAAATCTGGAGTATCACCTGGATTACCGATATTTGCACCAGACCAAAATACATAAGAACCAGAGCTAGCCATACCAATTTTATTGTTATTGCTAGAAAGAGATTTACTCTTAAGAATCCATCCGCCAATATTACCTTGCTTAGCGTAGAGAGAACCTTTTTTAGAAACTGCAAAATAACTATCTTTTGCAGAAGTTGAACTTGTAGCACCAGCCCAAATAGCAAACTCTTCATCCTTATCACTATTTAGTTCTACTCTTGTTGCTCCACTTCCGCTATATAATTTATTCTTCTCGATAGTCCAACCATCATTGCTATTTCTGCTAGTACAACCAATCTTACCAGACTGAGCAAAAATCTAACCTTCAATAGTCGCAGAGGTTGCTTTTAAAGCACCATTATATGTAACTTCAAAAACTCCTCCACCTATCTTGATTGCAGTAGTATTATTACCAGGATTAAGATCGGCAAAATTGATAGTCATACCAGCGGAATTATTTCCTCCACCGCCGCCTTTAATAGAACCAGATTTACCGTTAATCTCAATGCGGCCGCCTCCACTAGAAGCTCCGAAGAACGCGGTACCGTCTTCCATTAAACCGAAAGTATTAACGCCCTCCTGATAGCCATATAAACCCACTTTATCTTGGCCACTATCTTTACCCATGACTACGCCAGTAAATCTATTTTGGCTATCTTTTGTTCCTGCACCAACCTGTGGAGCGAATACATATTCTCCATCGCCAGTATCAAGAGCTGTTCCATCCCAACCGTTGATAGCTTCATTACCATAAGTATCAAGATACATGATAATTGGATGAATTAATCTATCATTACTATTTGGAATAGCAAAATTTAATACACCGATATTGCTCTAATCATTATCCTTAATATTCTCAAAGATAAAGCTAGAAGCTGGTTCTAAATACTTTTTACCATTGTCTGTTTTAATAGTAAGAATATTGGTGTTTAATGAGGTAATGTTATCATTATAAGCTACATCATTATAATAGAAGTTAATATCGTTACTATAGAAAGATGGGGTTAAACCAGAAGAATTATATTTGATATAAGACGGAATAGTATCAATATCAATAGCACTCGCCAAGGTAGAACCAACGATAACATCAAGAGGATAAGAAGCGTAGATATCAACCGAGCTATTATCATCTTTAATAGTAACTTGAACTCTCACATAGAAAGCTAACTCTACATTAGGGGTATCTGCGGAAATCGTAGGTATACCGCACACCAAAACTCGATCAACGGAGTCAGTAACTACTTCTTTGTTCTCTACTGTAACGTTCGTTCCCTACCACTTATAGGTAATAGAATACTTACTATTGCCATTAATCAATTCTCCATCTTTATAAACATAACAACGAACTCTAATATCATTAGTCCATCCATTATTATATCTTAAAGGCTGTAGTCCACTTAACTTTACACCGTCTGAATTGCATGGACGAATCGCGGTAATATAAGTAGTACCATTGGTTCCCTAGTCGCCATCTTTCAAACAAAGAATCTCTTTATTAAATAGATAAATAGATTCTGTAATCGTTCTTATTTTTACAATAACTGTATTATTACTGAAATTAACTCTATACTTCTACTTAATATTGTAGTGTAAAATATTATATTTGTCAACCCAAATATTCTCAAGCATGGAGTTATCCGGACTATAAGCAAGCTCTTTAGAGGTGGGAATTTCGTACTCTTTATTATTCGCATCTTTCATTAACCAAGACACGAAGTAAGAGGTTCCGAATCCTTCCTTCCATGCTAAATTAACCTATAGAGTTCTTTCTTTCTCTGCATCTTCAATAGAAATATCGCCATTAGCATCATATCTAAAGGAATCTTCACCGATATAACTAATAGTTACATCGTCTTCGCTTTCGCTATTCACAATAGTATGTTCTAAAGTTCCGATAAACTATCCTGCAGAATTATACACCATGCAATAGAAAGTCACAGAACTGTATTGCAAATAAGAACTTACGACAATCTCGGACTTCTTTTCTCCTTCCGGCACAGAGCTGTAACTATCATCTGGATAAGACAAATACCAATCTCCTACCAAAGACTCACTATCAGCATTATTTCTAATCTGTAGTTTAATATCAGCTCCGTCAGTAACTTGCTCAATAGAATAATCATAACTCGCATTACTATTCCATATAGCGATTTCCGCAGTTAAAGTAATACTATCATTATAAACGACTACTAACTTATACTTCTATTGATATAGAATATCAGTTGCATCAAGAGTAAGAGAACTAGATGTCTATCCGGAAATCTTTCTCCATCCGAAGCCTGCGGACTTGCTATATTCATCGCTACCAACGACCACGCTTAAATCTCTCTCATACCATTGGCAAACACATTTCTTACTATCCATAATGTCTTCACCATTATAAATTAAGCGTCCAACTAAATTCAAGCTAGATACTTTATCCGTAAAAGCAATACCTTTAGGAGCAGAGATCGTAAGATAATAAGTCGTATCACTTAAATCTTGCATATCAACATATTGAAGAGAAATATCTTTCACAAAAATATTAGCAACAGTTCTATTCTCTTCATCTGTAACTATGCCGTTCTTAACAATTTTATCATAGACAAAGTCTTCTTCAAACAGTCTAATAGATTTAAGTCCCATTAAATAGTTCTTCTGCGCCTTAAGGATAATCTATTGTGGAGAGTAGACTGAGAATCCATAAGGATTGCCATTAAAGTTCTAGAGATCTAATCTATACTTTACACTACTATTATCCTTGGTATAAAACTCAACTTCAATACCATAATTACCTTGATTATGGATATTATGAAACTAAGTTAAGAAAGAGGCTTTCAAGCGAATATATTCATAATTGTTAGAGTATTGTTGGAATAGGCCGTGATATCCATTCTACTCATATTCTTCGCTATTTTGAAAAATATAAGTAGAACTTCCGATCTCTCCAACTGGCGTTCCCGCAATTACTCCGTAACTTTGTGAAGCGTCATAAGCTCCATCATACAATGCATCAAAAGTAGGAGATACTTCAAATACAGAATTAGTTAAATCAGATAACTAAGCGTCAGATAAAGACTTCGCAGTCACTAAAGAAGTAATCAATTTCTTGTTAGAAAAATTACCCTCCGGCACCTTGACATAAACCACGTCTTTAATAGAATAGCTTTTACCAGTATCCTCGCTAAATGCGGAAAAGATATTGCCGTTATATCTAACTTTGTATTCTCCAGCATCTACATCTACAATAAAATAAACGGTAGCTTGGATAGTTTTGTCATATTTTAACTATCTTAGCTTTTCTTCCGTAATAATATCCATAGCTTGTAATAATTGCTCAGATATATTATTCATGTTTATCTCCTTTCACTCCTTTAATAAGGAGAGCTAAAAAGCTCTCCTTATTAAGTCTTTCTTCTAGCCCACTGCGCCGCATCATTAGTAAGACTAATAAATGCTTCCTCAATTTCAGTGCGGCTAGTCACGTTCGGGAACTCTACTTTATCAATATGAACAGTTTGCTCAATAGAATCTTGAATTGGTGCAGTAGCGACTGGATTGAGCTTCTGGCCCATAAGAGCCATTGCCGCAATTGCATTACCGTCAAGAGATTTCTCAATAGACTTAAACAAATCAGTACCGATAGTTCTTACAGCTTGGACTGCTGCAAGAATATTCTCGGTATCACTTTGATTTAACACCAATTCCTTTTGATGAAGGAAAGCAAGTTTCGCGTCATCAAATATACCAGTATATCCACCAGTAGCAAATCCAGGAACGCCCAATGCTTGCATTTTTTTCTTCCATTCTTCTTCACTTTCATATTGGCCAACAGAAGTAGAATCTTTATAACGGTTATCTGCCGCATCGCCACGAGTTCCAAAATATTCTTTTGTTAATCCCATATCATCAATTTTATTTTCACGTTGGCTTGTTAATTCTTTATATTCTTTACTTCCATATTCTAACCATCCATTAGCAATACCATCCATAATAACACCAGAATAATCGGTATTTGGATCATAACCCTTACTAGAATTACCTTTAGAGGAAGAAGATGCTGCAAATTGAGCTTGTTGAGAAGCAAGAGCACGCAATGCTTCAACGGTATCCCAGATGGATTGCGCTAACGTTAAATAACCATCAGAAGCATTTTGAGCCGCATCAATCATATTCCACAAAGTATCCTTAGCTTCATCGCCGCGCTCTCTTAATTGATCAGTAGCTTCAGAAACCTTATCAGTTTCTTGCGCCAAGTTATCAAGAGTAGTACCAGTTTCAGAAGCGACATTTTGAACTTTATCCTTATAGTTATCAAAATCTCGTTGCGCTTGATCTAATAACTTGCGGAGTTCGTCCTCAAAATTCGTGGTATTTTGAGTCATGTCGTCAAGATCTTTGGCATAAGTATTATTGAACTTGTCGATAAGGTCAGTATTGTTGCCCGCAATTTCTTTTAGCTGTTCACTGTTTTTCATCAAAATGTCGGCAATGCTTTCACCAGAATCGGCTACTAATTGCTTCAATTCTTCTGTGGTAATGCCAGTTAAGTCGGTAATAGTATCGCCTGTGATAATTGCATTATCAATTAAGTTCTTATTACCCGCTTCTGTCATATCAGCGATTGCGTTTTGTTTTTCCTCTTCGAGGTACTTAATCTTCTCGCTATAATACTTATAGATTTCTTGAGCCTATGCTGAACGCTCTTCGTCGGTGAGTGTCATATCAGAATAGATATCTTTAATCTTATCTTGGCACTCTTTCCAAGTAGAAACAATCTCGCCAGTTACATCAGTTACCTATTGTTTAGCAATATTATACCAATCATTCTCTGCGTCAAGAAGATTTTGCTGAGCATTGGCAATATCATCTTGGTTAGCAGTATATTGGTAGTTCCAGTTACCTTGACTATCTCTTACTAACTGAATTTGATTCTTAGCATTTTGAGCATCTTCAAGAGCCATCTGAGCCTGTAATACTTGATATTTAGCATTGAGAATATCAAGGTCATACTGAGATAGCTTATTACCTTCTCTGCGTTGATTAATTTCCTCTTGGAGAGCTTTTAATCTTTCCTTGTGCGCAGAATTGGTAGTGTTGTCGATGTCTTGTTGAAGCTTGTTATACCAAGCAGATACTTGATATGCTTCATTTACTTTATCAAAGTACCGTTCATTTTGCTCAATATAATGATCGTACTTATCTTGTAGCAAGTCAAGACCAACACCATTAGATACCGCTTGACCAAATTCATAGACAGCTTTCTCGATTTGCTGGAGATACATATCTTGTGCTGTTTCCATTGCCTCTTGAGCAGAAGATAGATAAGCTTCTTGAGCTTTATTAAACTCTTCTAGATATGCGTCTCTTGCTTTCTTATAAGCGTCATAGCGCAAATCAGTTTCATCGCCGCCAAGAGAATCGAGTTTTGCTTGTGCTTCTTCCAATCTCTGAGCAGCCTATTCGTACCAACCTCTTTGCAGTTTAGCGGATGCTAACTGAGCGTTTAGTTTTTCTTGGCTATTCTTTTGGAGACGATTAAATCCTTCCGCAGTCTTATAAGTTACACCCTGTAGAGTATAAAGTTCTTTAATAGTATCTAGTACAGAAGTATTATGCTCTAACTAATCAGTAAATGCTGCAAATCTCTCAGAAGCGGCATCAACAGCATCTGGGACAATATCCTCAATAGAGTTTGCCCATTCTGCAATGGCTTTCGCAGAATCCACAATATTACCTTGCAGACTCTGGATTTCATCCATGATAGCTCGTCTATCCGCATCATCTGTAGTGCTTTCGTAAAGCTTTTTAAGAGAGTTCCACTCCTCTTGATAGTTAGGCAGTAGTGCTGCCTCAGCTTGCGCGCCTTCCGCAGATAATTTAGCACTTTCAAGACCATGGGTTAATGCATCACCAAACATTTCGGAAATTTCTTTAGATAAGTCTCTGACGGCATCTTTCATAGACTTTACATCTAGAACAATCTCCATCTTGAACTTGATTTCCTCAAGCTTCTTGTCAGCAATAGAACGAGCATTTTCTTGAATATTATCTGTGGTATCACGAACTACATCTAGAGTGCTTTCATATTGCTCAAGTGCTTTCTGGCGCTGCTCAAAGAGTTTCTTCTCTGCATCAAGCTGATTCTTAAGAGCAGTATGCTCTTCTTCGCTTAAAGTCTTACTAGCAACAGCAAGATTATAACGCTCAACTGCGGCATTATAAAGATTAAGGTTCTCTCTTAATAGATCCTCGTAGTTAGTGATTTCGTCATTTGCGCCAATTTGTGCGTCTGCAAAATACTTCTTAACTAGGGCAGAATCTTGAACTAAATAATTCTGTGCTTCTTTCAGCTTTTGATTATAGAGTTCTTGTTGCTTCTCAAGAGCCTTGATTTCATTCTCGTAACCATCAAGAGCATCGGTTCCCCAAGCCCTATCCGTAGTGTTACTTAAATCATCAAGCAAGTCATCTTGTCTCTGGATTTCTCGATTGATCTCGTGGTAGCGGTCTTCAACTTCTTGAAGAGTCTTTAAATCCTCTTTGTCGTAAGTTTTACCCTTGCTACCGCCAGAACCCTTTGATCCTTTTCCACTAGAGACATTGCCAAATAGATTATCCAAATTGACAGTGGAAGCACCAATTTGAGCGATCATACCTTCAATGTCATTAGCAGATGCACCCGCGGAATCAGCAAGATTTTGATACTTCGCCGCAAGATCCGCCCAAGCTTGTTCACTTACAGTATCGGCTTCATCAAGCATTTTCTAGGTGTCTTGCAAGACAGCCGCTTCTTGACTTACACCAGAAGAACCAGTATATTTAACGCCAAAATTATTGCCACCAGTAACAGCTCCAGCATCGTTATTAGCAACGGCTTGCATATTTGCAATAGCGGTGCGAGCGAACTCAGCAGAAGACTGTGCCGCAGAACTAAAGGCAGAATCCCAGTTTTTAGCAGTAACTAAGCCATTGTCATATGCAGAATCCGCAGTTTTCTCCTGGTTATCTAATTTAACAGTAGTAGATGCTTTACTATTTAATTGCTCTAAATCTGATAGACCGTCAGATAGTGTGGCCTAGGCCTCAGAAGAAGTCATTGCAGAATCTGTTTCTGCTCCTGCTAGAACCGTTGCGGCAGTTGCCATCTATTGATATACTTGCTGTTTAGCACGTAATAAAGTTGCTTGATTTTCAAGACGAGAAACGGTCGCTTCTCCATCAGCAGCAACTTCTCCACGCGCTGCGGCAATAGCATTCTCAACCATGGTCTGATTCAGACGAACTGAACCATCTCCCATATCTTCCATACCCTGAATAATACCAGGGAATGTGTTATTCAGCTCTCGTATATCGGTCGCGGCAATTACAAAGTTTTCTCCAATTTTAGAAGCTTCATCTTGAATGTTTTGCATAGCACTCTTAATGCTATCAAATTCCTATTCAGCTTGTGTATGAATTTCTACGTCAACTGCATAGTTAGCATCTAGTAGTTCATCCATTGTATTGGTAAACTCTTCTGGGTTGGCTTTAATATTTACTTCCCAATCGCTTTCTTGCTCACCTAAGAAATCTTTGAGTTTATCGCTTGCTTCTTTCGCATCGTTAGTTAAATCGTCAAGTTTAATTTGCGCCAATCGATCTTGCACGTCTTCAAGCGCTTCTGCGAATTTCTATGTACCAACTTCCCATGTATTAGAAAGCTCGATTGCATCAGCTTGGAGTTCCGGGTATTGACTCTTAAGAATATCTAGCTAATCAATTAGATTTTGATATTCTTCATTATCGCCGATATTTTCATAAGTAGTGTCGCCAGATTGAATACTATCAATTAACGATCTAGCACTCTTTTCACCAGAAGTCGCCGCTTGGCTTAAACGCTCATAAAAACTAGATGGATCATAGGAATTTAAGCTAGCAATAAAGCTATTGTACCATGCTTCTGCATCTGTGATACCAAGAGTAGTCAAGTCTTCTTCATTAAGACCGAGGGCGGCATATAGCTCTTCTTGTGACATTCCGGTAAGTTGAGCAATATCATCGGGAGATAATTGAGCAAATAAAGAACTTAAATCAATAGATTCGGTTCCTTGCGCTAGCTGGTTAAGAATTGTTGTGGCAAAATCAGCTTTTCCAAATGCATCGCCGAGAGAGTTTGCTCCATCCACTAACTTTTGTAGACTTGCTTCATAAGCATCTTGATCAAAATTATCTAAACCGTCTCCTAGTGAGTCAATTAACTCCTATTGAGCGTAGGTTTGCGCAATCATCTTGCGCATATAATCATCACTTAATGCTTCATCAAAAAGATTTTCGCCACTAGAAGTTTGAAGTTGGCCCTTATTCCATCCGCCTTTGTAATTTAACTGGTCAACATCAGTACGGCCTAAAACCATACTAGCATATAGTCTAGCTAGTTCTTCGTCTCCGTTAATAGATTGACCGATATAACTACCTAATGCGCTATTGGAAGAATACTTATTTTTTGCAACCGTTACATTAGAAAGCGCCTAATCTCTTTCTTCTAGCGCCTATGCTTCTCGCGCTGCGTAGACATCAAGTAAACCATTATAGATACCTTCACTATCTCCCGCGATATCCTTCAACGCGTCACTACGATTTTCTTCAATATTATTCTTGAGAATTTCTTTTGCATAGTAGTCATTCGCATCACTAGCATCTTTAGTAGAGGTAATAAGAGTTTCTAGCTCTGTTCTAAAATCTTCAAGTTTTGTTGTGCTTAATTCTAATCCAGGTAAAACTCGCTTAAGTTCAGTTTCAAATTCATCTAGAGAAAGAGGCTCTTGAGTATCAAGGATACTCATTGCAGCATCTAGTTCGCTATCACTTAGCGTTCTAAAATCTCCAATTAAACTTCGCTTAGCATTTGTGCGTTCGCTCTTAATATTCGCATTACCAGCATAAATCTGACCAGTATAAAGGGAGCTTTCGGCCTGTCTTTCGCGTGCGTCGGCTTGTGACTGTAATTCTTCGAGCACGCCATCCGCGAATTGAATAATACCCTTATCATCATAATACCACTTAGAACGATCAAATAAATCTTGAGATTCGATTAACTCTTTAGCTTTATCATTTGCGGTTTTAATAGCATCTGCATACTCTTTAGTACCTTCAGTTAAATCATCAATGCTCTGTACCGCAGAATCCCAATCATTGATAGTATTTTTAAGTTCTGTAGCAGCATTTTTTGCATCATTATATGCTTTACTTAATACTTCAACTCCCGCAGCAGCCTCTTTAGCAGCATCTGCATCAGCATTATAAGCTTTTACTAAAGCATAAATAGCAACGCCAAGAGCTGCAACAAGAGCAATATATGGAGCTAAAGCAATTAATCCAGCTACAATTTCTGCATTTGCTATCGCAGTTGCAGTTGCTACTTCGCCTTCAGCTTTGGCGAGAATCTTATCTGCCGCGGCTTTGGCTAAAGATGCGGTGATACCAAGTCCTTTAACAGTAACTTCCTTAGCTTCACTAATAGTTACGAGCTAAGTTGCCCCAGTCATTGCTTTCGTCAAAGTAATGACAGCAGGTAATAGCATTCCTAAACTTGTGAAGATGGTAATTAAACGCTCTCCTGCAGTCATATCAGAGTCTTGGAAAACATTTCCAATACTCTTAAATGCTTGCATAGCCATAGCTAATTGAGAAAGATAAGTGCCTGCGGAAACTATTCTGTCAGCCCAATCTTTTGTTGCATAAGCGTTTGTTTCTAGGCTATTTGTTACTTTCTTATTTGCCGCTTCATACTCTTTGGTGACATAAGCCATAGCTTCTGTAGCGCTTTTACCTTCTTTAAGAGCGGCTGTAAATCTAACGACAAGATTAACCTAACGTTCTGGTAAGAAATTAGTTAAAGTATCTTTCAAGATAGTTGACTGAGCATTTAGATCATCTAATTGTCTGTCAACGTTTGTAAAATAATCTAAAATCTCTTGCTCCGAAGCGCCCGGTTTAATTCCGCCCATCTCATAAGCAACTTTTTTTAATTTAGGGCTTAGCTCATCGCTATCATTGCTTAAAGATTTAATTCTATTAGAGATGGCACGTAAATCCACTTGCTTTTTAGATACAGATTCTAATCTGGTAATTATTCTAGCAATAGCTTCATCCGCAGAACGACTCTTAGAAA